AGGCCGCCAAAGGAGTTTTGATGAGACGCACCGACTTTCTGAAGGCACTGGCGGTCTTGTCGTTCACTCCTGCGCTACTGGAGCGACTGAAGCCAGGAGTGCCGCTCGGGTTTGCACACGACTTCATGCCGGGTGAGGACCCCGCCTCGCGAACCGGCCCGACCGGGCCAACGGACGAGTCCTGGGTGGTGGAGTTCGCCGGGGCGACGTTCTACCTCGACTCGCCTTCAATGCTCTCCGTGGGGAACAGCAAGAACGTGTACCGCCCCACCTACAGCGCCACGGCCCCCTTCGAGTGCCGCATGGGCGTGAACGACCTAGACAGCGGCTGGAAGCGGCTGTGGGTGACCCGGGAGGGCAAGACGTATGTGGCTGGGGTGAAGCGGAACCCCGAGCCCATGGGCGTCACGTTCTCTGCGGACATGCTGGACGGTGAGGACCTCACGCCCCACCCCGATTGGTGGCCCCGGAGGATCAGATGACGCTCGGTGATTGGGTAGCGCTGGCGCTGTTTGTCGTCGCCCTCGTGTGCATGGGGGTTTTAGTATACGAAAAGGCCAAGGCCAACGATGAGTACAGGAAATGGCTGGAGAGGTAACTCCTCGGAGGATTCGATGAGCATCCCCGTCTGGACGAAGGCACTCGACAAGTACCACGGCGATGACAACAGTTGCAAGGTCTGCGGCAAGCCGATCCTCGTGGGCGAGGAGTTCTGGTACGATTCAGCCTCGATGATACGGGAGCCGCCCCTGGTGTTCCACGAGCGATGCCGGAGGATCCGATGATCGAGAATCGTAAGTGCGCGGAGTTACGTTCCTATATCCGGCGCCCGCCCTCAATCCCTGGTCCGTTCTTTGTCGAGTACTTCTTTCTCTCCGTCGCCCCATGGGAGCCCGGTGGTTGGATTGCGCACAACGTGATGGGCATACGCCGGGCATTCCATCGCCTAGCATTCCGGTTGGGGGCCCTGGAGCGACACCCCGACCGCCGTTTTCTCCTAAATGTGTGGCGGTGGCGGTGGCCCACCGCTGACCGCATCCGAGAGGCACATAAACTGGCCGCGCGGGTGAGTCGATATGACTGAGAGGGGGTCGACACGCCGTATGCTCATGCCCAGGAGGATCCGATGAACATCGAGACCGCACGCGCCAATGCCCCGGGCATGGGCCATGACGGCCAACCCCTGCGCGTCTGCACAACCTGCGACGTCCGGCACTACGACAACTGTCCGGACTGCTTCGGGTTCGGTGTCCTGCGCCCCGGTGCGGCTGGGGTGCCCATGTCCGCGCACCGGGCGGTTGAGGGTGGGAAGTCGTATCCCTGCCCGACGTGTGGGAGTGACCAACGAGGAGTGCCGGCTCCATGACCCTCATCGCCACCCGCTACGTCGGCTCCTGCGGTCACACCTACACGCACCGCCACCCGCCCACAGAGAAGCCGCTCCGCTACTGGCTGCTCCGCTGTGAGAAGTGCAAACGCTCCAAAGGCAAGGGGCCGCTGCGCTCGTTTACGGCGGTCGTGGAGCACGAGCCCGCAACGTGGTGACGTTTCGTCTCTACCCGGAACCGGGCCGCACGCTCTACGTGAGGGTGAACGTCCACCGCACGAAGAAGGCGATGCGGGAATACTGGCGCACCACCGACGCGCGCTTCGGCGGCGGGACGTGGGACAAGCGGCAAGGCTACTGCCAGGAGCGCAGTAGTTGGAAGGTGAACTGTGATCGAAGGATGCGCCGTGACCCTTGCATCGCTGAGGTGAACATGTATCGGGCGGCCCTGGTCATGGGCATCGTGACGCACGAGATGCTGCATGCTGCTGTAGCTTGGGGACGACGGACGCATTTCAATTGGCAGAGGCTGGAAGACGACGACTCAGTGAACCAAGACGAGGAACGCTTCGCCTACGCCCACAGCGAGTTGTGTCGGCAGTTCATGGTCCGGGCGATAGCGGCGGGCCTCTATGACTGAACAACCCCATTACCCACGAGGAGTTCGCCTCCCATGACGGAAAGCACTGGCGTGAACGTTCGCTTCGACCTGGAGGAATTGCAGGAGGTGCGCCGCGCCATCGCCGGCCGCCGCGAGGACCTGGAGAAGGTGCGCAGCAAGATGGAGAACCTTGGTCTCTCGACCTTCACGGCCGACACAGCGATCGAGACGCTGGATCGCTGCAAGGTGGCGATCGGTGACGAGCCGGAAGACATGTTCACCGGGCTGGACAAGAGCACGGGCGAGATCAAGGACTGAGATGCGGTTCGGCTCCCTGTTCGCCGGCGTTGGTGGCTTCGACCTAGCCCTAGAACGTGCCGGGCTAACGCCAGCGTGGAGCGTGGAGTTGGACCCGCAATGCCGGGCGGTGCTGAGGAGGCATTGGCCGGATGTTCCCCACTGGGAGGACGTGCATGATGTCAAAGCGGTGTGCGAGGTGTGCGGAGACAAAACCGCGAAGCGAGTTCTACCGGAAGTCGGACATGGGGGACGGGCTCCAAGCGTGGTGCAAGAAGTGCCAGTTGGCATACGACCACGCGAACCGGGTTGCGGGGACGAGGAAGGCCGGGACGCCGGAACAGCGCCACAAGTGGCAGTTGGCCGGGAGGTACGGGCTGACTCCGCAGCAGGTTGCCGAGATGAAGGAACGGCAAAGCGGGGTCTGTGCGATCTGCGGGAAGGTGCCGAGGCGGTGGGTGGTGGATCACTGCCACGTGACGGGGGAGGTGAGGGGGCTGCTCTGCCACGGGTGCAACATCCACCTTCCGATCATCGAGGACGCCGCCTTTGTGGATGCGGCGCAACGCTACTTGTCGAGCCGGTCGATGTGATCTGCGGCGGCTGGCCCTGCCAAGACCTGTCGGTGGCCGGTCGTCGGGCTGGACTGATTGAGGGCAAGCGGTCGTCGCTGTTCTTTGAGGCCATGCGGATCATCAAGGAGCTTCAAGATGCCGGAGTCGGTCCAACCTTCGCTCTTTTCGAGAACGTCCCGGGACTGCTCTCGTCAAACGGCGGAAACGATTTTGCTGTCGTTCTCGCTGAACTGGCAAACGTCGGGGCGTTGGACATCGCGTGGCGAGTCCTGGACAGCCAATTCTTCGGCGTGGCCCAGAGACGGCGCCGCGTGTTCATTGTCGCAGATTTTAGAGGCGAACGTGCCGCCGAAATACTTGCTCTCTCCGAAGGCTTGTATGGGCATCCTGCGCCGAGCCGAGAAGCGGAGGAAGGAACTGCCGGAGGCGCTGGCGTCGGCGCTCAAGCAACGGGCGACGGCTTCTACCGAGAGGGACTAGGCCCCCTTGCCGTGAGCGACGACAACGGCACGAACCAGCTAGTCGCCCAGAGCCTAGCGATCCGTGGGCGCGACGGGACACCGCAGGCGGAACTAGGCACCGACGGTCTAGCCAACGCCATCCTTACGCCGAGCGGGGGGCGGGCCGGTATGGGCTGCGGTGCGGTCCTCGCCCACACCCTCCGTGCCGAAGGCTTCGACGCCAGCGAGGACGGGACGGGACGGGGGACGCCGATTGTGGTGACACAGGACTCCTCCCCGCTGGTTATGGATGATCTATCGCCCACCCTCAAGTTGGGCACGGGCTTCGAGATGGGACAACCGCCGTGTGTGGTGGCGTTTCAGGGGGGCGCCCAACAGGATCAAATCGTGCCCCCTGGTGCAGCCGTGCCGACGCTGGCGCATTCGAGCAACACCCACGGAGGACACCACCAGCCGAAGGTCATGGAGGGGGCCATCCCTCGCCGATTGACCCCCGGCGAGTGCGAGGCACTCCAAAGTTTTCCGCCAGGCTGGACCGCCTACGGCACCCGCGAGGACGGCACCCGCTGCGACATGGCTGACGGGCCGAGGTACAGGTTCTGTGGGAATGCAGTTACGGTATCGGTCGTGAACTGGATCGCCTACAGAATCATGGTCGCTGAAGCTGAACTATCCGACATGACCCTAACGCCAGCAGCCCAAACGGGTTAGCTTGACTTCATCATGGCGAAGCCCAAGGCGAACGGAATGCGGGTACTCAATGAGGCCGTGGAACTTGTGCCGGTCGCGGACCTGACGCTCCACCCGCGCAACGTGAACCAGGGCGACCTCGGGGCGATCCATGAGAGCGTAGCGGTCAACGGCTTCTACGGGACCATCGTGGCACAGCGGTCTACCGGACGCGTGCTGGTGGGAAATCATCGCCTCATGGTAGCGCAGCAGATGGGCGCCAAGGACGTGCCGGTGGCTTGGGTGGACGTGGACGACGCGACGGCGCTCCGCATCCTCCTGGCTGACAACCGCACCACCCGGCTCGGCATAGACGATCCCGAGCAACTGGTGGCGTTGCTGCAAGAGATCCTGGCCGATGCGGGCTCGCTTGAAGGCACGGGCTATGACGCGGACGCGCTGGATGAGCTGCTTGCCGACCTCGGCCGCGAGATGGACAAGCCCGAGGACCCCGGCGCACAGGTAGATCGTGCCGCCGAGCTTCAGAAGAAGTGGGGCACCGAGCGCGGCCAGGTGTGGGAGATCCCGAGCAAGGCGGTGCCGGGCAAGTCACATCGGGTCATGTGCGGGGACTCGACGAGCGCGGGGGACGTGGGGCGGCTGATGGGGGGCGAGAGTGCGGAAGCCGTGCTTACCGATCCGCCCTACGGAATCAGCCAGCCCGGAGTCATAAACGACGCCCCTGAGTTGCTGGATGGGACAGTGCGCGGTGCCGTTGCAAACCTGCCAGTGGAAAACGCCATTGTCGTGGCCTTTCAGGGCACGCGGACGTTCCCCGTCTGGCTAGATGCGATAAGGGCGGCGGGGCATCAGTTCCACCGGATGTTGTGGCTCTACAAGGCAGCGCAATGCACGTTCCCGTGGCGAGGATGGATTCTGACTTCAGAATCCATCCTGGTATCTGAGGTTGGCAACGGCGCGTGGCAGGACGCGCACCCCTACGTTCATGACTGCTACTACCTCCCGGAAGTATCTGGTGAGCTGGGGGCAGATGCAGGGTGGCACGGTTCCGTCAAGCCGCTCTCTGTAGTGGCCGATATTACCCGCCGAATCGCCTCGGTCGGCGCAGTCGTGTTTGATCCATTCCTCGGCTCGGGCACCACGATGGTCGCAACCGAGAACGAGCGCCGCGTCTGCTACGGCATTGAGATAAGCGAGGGCTATTGCGCCGTTATTCTTGAGCGGATGGCGGCAATGGGGCTGGAGCCGAGGAAGGTGAAGCATGGCTAACGGGTCAAACGGCAAGAAGGGGAACGGGGCAAAGCGGGGTCCGAAGCCCTGGGCGCCCACGGATAAGCAGATCCAGGAGATCGCCACGTTGGCGGCTGTACTGAACCAGACCCAGGTGGCGGATTACTTCGGCATCACCGTGCCGACATTTCACGCAGCTATGGGAAGGGACCCACGAATCTCCTTAGCGTATAAAGAGGGACGCGCAAAGGCGATCACTACCATAGCCGGCTCGCTACTCCAGGCGGCGCGCAGTGGCAACCTTGGGGCGATGTGCTTCTATCTGAAGACGCAGGCCGGCTGGCGCGAGACGAGCGTACATGAGATCACAGGTGCAGACGGTGGCCCCATCCAGGTAGAGGAGGTTGTCGTTGTCCGCAACCGCATCACCAACCGTATTTCCGGGATCGCAAGCCGAATTGCTGGCCAGCCTACCGGAGTCGGAATGGCGAGCGTTCCTGGGCACACTAACGGGGACAGAGCTTCGGGTCGTTGAGCACGACTGGCACTTCTGGGCCCGGCCCAAGCAGCTACCGCCTCCGGGCGACTGGCTGACTTGGGTTTTGAGGACGGGTCGCGGATTCGGGAAAGCCCTAGCGCTTGACACCCCGCTGCCTACCCCTGATGGCTGGACCACGATGGGCGAGGTTCGGGTAGGCGACCGACTATTCGACGAGGGCGGGCGTCCATGCCGGGTGACGTTCGCCACGGAGGTCCAGGTCGGGCGCCCCTGCTATGTGGTGCGGTTTGACGACGGCTCGGAGGTCGTGGCAGACGCCGACCACCGTTGGCTGACATGGGACAAGCGGTATAGGAAGGCCATGGGCCGCGCCGTACACCCGCGTTCTGCTCCGGGCACTCGTACGACGGAGGAGATCCGCTCCACCCTGATGGCGAATGCCCGGGAGCGGAATCACAGTATCCCTCTAGCGGCGCCACTCGATCTTCCCGTCGCGCCGCTGCCAGTGGACCCCTACGTATTGGGCGTCTGGCTCGGGGACGGGTCTAGCGCAAAAGGGGCGGTCACGGTAGGTGATACGGACGCCAATGAACTTCTTGGCATGTTGGCTGCCTCCGGAGTGGCTTTAAGTGGGAAGCCGTGCCGTAAACCGGGTGCGTTCTGCGCGACCTATCCGTTGGGTGGAAAGCCAGCCAAGCGGGATGCGGTGACAGGGGCGATGATGGCGAATGGGTCCCTTCACAGCGCTCTACGTACCCTTGGCGTCCTCAAGAATAAGCATGTACCTGCTGCCTACCTCAGGGGTTCGATCGAACAGCGCGCGGCTCTGTTGGCGGGCCTCCTGGATACGGACGGGTTCATCGCCCCTGGGGGAAATGTCGAGTTTACATCCACGAAGGAAGTGCTCGCGGATGCAGTAGTGGAGTTGGCTGTATCGCTCGGGCACAAGCCGGTGAAGGCGGAAGGTGTGGCCACAATCTATGGTAGAATAGTGGGGCCGAAGTGGCGCGTGAAATGGACGCCAAGGACTCAGGTGTTTCGACTCCGGCGGAAGGCCGAGCGCGTGCGGTGTGAGACGGCGCAGCGGAACAGGACGACGCATCGGTACATCGTGGCGGTGGATCCAGTCCCTAGCGAGCCAGTGCGGTGCCTTGCCGTGGATTCGCGCTCGCACCTCTATCTGGCTGGTCTGGGTATGGTCCCGACGCACAATACGGCGACCGGGGCCGGTTGGGTACACGAGCGGGCAGAGCAGGAGCCAGGGCGGTGGATGGCCTTTGTGGCGAAGACCCCGGCCGACGCCCGAGACTACATGATCGAGGGGCCTGCGGGCGTGCTACGCAACCCGCCGCTCTGGTGCCTGGACGCCCCGAACGGTCCCTGGCCGAAGTATGAGCCCTCGAAGCGGCGCATCACCTGGCCGAACGGCTCGTGGGCGACGGTCTTCAGCTCGGAAGAGCCGGACGGACTGCGTGGGTTCTCAGGCGATACGGCATGGCTGGATGAGTATGCCAAGTACAAAAATTGTCGGGAGGTCTGGGAAAATCTCCAGTTCGGGATGCGCGAGGTCTCGGCTGATCGCCCGCGTATATTCATCAGCACGACGCCCCGGCCCGTGCCGATCCTTTCGGAGATCGAGGAGCAGCCGACCACCGTAGTGGTGACGGGCAGCAGCTACGAGAACCGGGCCAACCTGGCGCCGGAGTGGTTCACGCAGACGCTGGCGGCCTACGAGGGGACGCGCCTGGGCCGGCAGGAGATCCACGGTGAGCTACTGGACGATGTGGAGGGGCTGGTCTACAGCAGCTTCAGCAAGGCACCGTTCCCCGCCGGTAACGTGGATGCGAGCGTGGTGGACACGGGCGCCGAGATCTTCGTCGGGCAGGATTTCAACGTGAACCCGATGGCCAGCGTGATCGGGGTGAAGGTGGCCGACGAGCTGCACATCCTGGATGCGCTGGAGATCCAGACATCGAACACGGAGGAGGTAGCCGGCGAGCTGAGGCGGCGCTACCCGGGCCGGAAGATCGTGATCTGCCCTGACCCGAGCGGGCGGGCCCGGCACAGTAGCTCCCCGGTAGGGATGACGGACTTCACCATCCTACAGCGCGCGGGCTTTGACGTACGAGCGCCTAAAGCGGCGCCACTGGTCGTGGACCGAGTGAACAACACGCAGGCGATGCTCTGCCAGGGCACACGCCGGCGCATCCGCATCCATCCCCGGGCCAAGGCGCTGATCCGAGCGCTTGGTGGGCTGACGTATAAGGAGGGCACGAGCATCCGTGACAAGGCGAGCGGACTAGATCATATTCTGGATGCAAACGATTATCTTTGTTGGGAGGAGTTCCGAGTACTCCGCCCCGCAGCGCCAACGATCCGGTTCTCGCACGTGAGGATCTGAGGGATGAGCCAAGACAAGGATCCGTGGGACCTATGGGGACGCCTTCCGCGCTGGGTACGTATCACCCTTGACCTGGGCGTAGTTTTCCTCGTACTCAGGTGGATCTTCGGATGAGTCACCAAGACGGAGGCGGTAAGGTAGCGGCGATGAGGGCGGCGCGCGAGGCGCAGTGGGCACGGGCACAGAAGGCGGCGAAGGTAGGCGGGAAGGCTGCCGCGGTCGCTGACCAGGTGGCCGAACTTGCGCCACTCACGCCCCCAGAGATGGCCGAGTTGGAGGTCCTGAAGGATCGCGTGCGGTCTGGGCTCCGCACGTTCTTCGACGTTGCCGCCGCACTGACGGAGATACGGGATAGACGACTGTACCGACAGACGCACCGGTCGTGGGACGCATTCGTGAACGATGAGTTTGGCATGACAAAGCAGCATGCAAACCGGCAGATAATCGCTGCGGCAGTAGTAGGAAACCTAGGAAGTGGAACCCGGGGTTCCGCTTTGCCCACGCAGGAGAAAGTCATCCGGCCGCTGACGCCGCTTGAGCCGAAGCAGCAGCGCAAGGCATGGAAGATGGCCGTAAAGAAAGCGGCCGGCGGCAAGGTCACGAACGAGATCGTGCAGGAAGCGGTACAGGAGGTAACCGGCGCCCCGAAGCCGGAGCCGTCCTGTCGCGTCTGCCCCAACTGCGGGTGGGCGCTGTAGGAGCGGTACACGAAGTAAGAGGAGGGCCAGGCCATGATCCTCAACCTGAAGGTGACGATGGCGCCCGCCCCGGGCAGGGAGCCCGAGCAGGTGGCAGACGTCAACATCGTGGTGATGGAGGTTCCGCAGCCCACGAACGCCAGCCGCTACATCCTGGAATGCAAGGACGCAGCCGGCGCGGCCCTGGCGCGGGCGGTAGCTGACGGTCTCGCGGTGAAGCACGTCCTGGACGTCAATGAAGAGCCGGACTACTGACCCCGCCATCCTGGCCGGGCTCGACTTCGGTGGTGGCTCCGGAGCGGCCTACGATGAGACGGGCGGCTACTGCGTGCGGTGCGGCTCGAAGATCAGGCTACGCATTGAGACGGACGGCAACGGGCACCTGGTCGAGACGCCGGGCCCATGCCGGGCATGCGGGCGCGGGGTCCATACTGCATTCGGCCTGCCGTTCGTTCGCTCCACTGCGCAACCGAAGATCGCGCCAGCATCCAAGCCCGCGCCGCGCGCGTGCCGGGCCGAGGTGCGGGCAGCCATCCTGCGGGGTACGCCTGCCTCAGCCATCATGAGAGAGGTTGGGGTATCACGTCAGAGCGTATACGTGGTGCGTCGTGCGCTGGAGGCTGAAGGCAAGACGTTGACGTGCCGGTGTGGCAAGCCGGCGTTCCACCGAGGGCGCTGTAGGGGCAAGGAGCGCGTGACGTAATGAGAATCTCCCACCCGAACCGCTGGATCTACGGTGGCGTGCTTCGTCCCGTCGAGTGGACGGCCGACGACGGCCGGATCCTCCTTTGGAACGGCTCGGCCGTGGACGTCGTGGCAGGCGACGCGCTCCTGGCGCTGTTCACTGGCGCGCCTGGCGTGGCATTCATCGGGGTGACGCGGAATGGTGAGCCGGTGCCCGTCGACCGGCCAACGGTGGCTACATGAGCTACGCCTCCCGCATCCATATGGTCAGGGCAGAGCAAGCAAGCATCTACGTATAGAGGGGAACCGCATGGCCACCATCCCGACAACAGCCGCATCGGCAGACACCAAAGTCTCGACCAACCTACCCACGTACGTCCGACCCGAGTTGACGGACCGGCTACTGGACCTGACGTTGATGGAGGACCTGCTGGCCGGCACCCGCCGCATGTGGCGAAAGGCGCGACTGTATATCCGGATATGGGCGGACGAGGACGAGGACGTCTACAAGATCCGGTCGCGCTGTGAGCAGGTCTTCGAGGGGCTGGGCCGAACATTGAGCGCCGCAGTGGGGATGCTATTCAGTCGGCCACCCGAGATCACTTGGAACCAGGGAGCCGCGCGCATCGAAGAGCACTGGGACAACATCGACGGAGCGGGCACCAAGGGCGACGTATTCCTGAAGCGATTCGCCGAGGCGACGATCCGGGACGGCACCGGGGTGATCGTAGTTGACCATCCGAAGCCGCCGGTGAACGAGAAGGGCAAGCCTGTCCAGGTCACAGCTGACATGGACGAGCGGCTGGGACTGAGGCCGCGGTGGGCCAGCTATCCCAGAGAGAACATACTGTCGTGGCGCTACGATACGGTAAACAACCGGCAGACGTTGACGCAGATCGTATTGGCAGAGCCGAGCGTAACGGCGGCCGGCACCTTCGGCATCGAGAAGAAGACACGTTGGCGCCGGATCTTCCTGGCGGTACCCGAGGGCGCACAGCCAAACATGGACGGCACACCCGCCGAGCCACAGGCACTGTGGGAGGTCTGGGAGGCGACGGTGCCGAACCCAGCGACCCCGGAACAATTCCGCGTGACAGACCGGGGGGCGTACCGGAGCGTGAAGGGGCTGGCGATGCCGTTCCTGCCTGTAGCAGTGGCCACGGTGGGCAAGCCCGAGGGCGACCCACTGGTAGCCAGCATCCCGCTGCTAGGCGTGGCATGGGCGAACCTGGGCCACTGGCAGCAGGCGTCGAATCTACGGTTCTACCGTGAGCTGGCCGCCTTCCCTCAGCCCTCACTACTCGGGAATTTGGATGAGGAGAAGGGCGTGGACGCGGCGGGCAACCCGGGGATGGTGCCCGGCAGGATGCGCTTCGGGCCTCTGGTCGTCGTCCACCTGAGCGCGGACGGGGAGGCGCCGGCCGAGTTCAAGTACGTGGCCCCGCCGGTCGAGGCATTCGAGCCACTGATCGCCGGCTGCGAGGAGAAGATGGAGGCGATGGCCGCGCTGGGCATGAGCTTCCTGGCACGGGACAAACGCACAGCAGAGACGGCAGAGGCGAAGCGACTGGACGCCACGGCAGAAAACTCAACGCTGGCGACTGCCTCGCAGGGCATCGAGGACTGCGCGAACTACGCCTTCGAGATCCACGGCTGGTACATGGACATCCCGAAGGACGGGGTACCTGAGCTGAGGATCAACCGCGACTACGATGCCATCGCCATGGAAGCGGGCGTCATGAGCGTGTGGGTACAGGCCGTGAAGAACGCGGACGTGCCGCCCCGGGTGCTGCTGGAGGCATGGAAGGCAGGCGGCCGGTTGCCGCCTGACACGGACATCGACGCGCTGGAGATGGAGATCCTGGGTGCCATGGCCGCGAAGGCGGAGATCGCTGCCAAGCTGGCATCTGCACAGGCAGCACGCCCGCCCACCCTGCCACCCGGACAGAAGCAAGCAGTGGCCGATGAGGAGGAAGGCATCGATCTGACCGGGGGGAACTAGGACGATGATCGTAGAACTGACGGGCGGCGGCCCATTCGACGGTGACCGCGCGAACCTGGACGACACGGTGCGGACCATCATACTGACGCGCATGACGCCGGCGGCATTCCTTCAGCCGTTGGGCCCCGTACCGGGCCCTGGCGAGCCCTCAGACGGATACGAGCGGGTGGGGGCGTACGTAGCGCAGGGCGAGCCACCGGCGACGTTCTGCTGGGCACCTGAGGAGGGATAGCGATGGCGATGCGCCTGCGTAGGGTTCGAGGTGCTGACGGGAAGTACGTGCTCATTGCTGTCTGCGCCGCCCTCACTACGCCGAAGGAAGGCGACGTATACCTGGACGACGGCCAACACTACGCCATCGCCATGAAGTACTACCACGAGGCCGGGCATGACGTGGGCGAGTATGCGGAACTGATGGAGCGGGAACAGGACTATCGGGATGCTGCCGCAGAAACTGAGGCGTGGAGCGCAGCCAATAGGTGCAAGGAGGAATGACGATGGCGAACATCGACAATCTCACGATCACCATCCGGCTCAAGATCGGCTGGCGCTGGCGGCTGGCGACGAAGTGTCTGCCTCCACTAGTCTGGTTGGGGCTCCCTGCCCGCGCCTGTGTGCCGGTCCTGAATTGGGCGCTGCGCGGGTTCCGCTGGTCCTCCGACGGTAGGGGCTGGGCCCCGCTCTTCGAGGGGAACGAAGTCGAATTGAAGCATCTAGGATGAGTGTAGGATCTTCTCTTGCACGGGAGGAAAGCATCATGGAACAGGAAATCGAACGCACCACGCATTACAAGGCTGGCTACGACGCCCATACTGGGAAGTGGCGGCGTGGTGAGGGTGACCATTGGACGCCGATGCGGTGGGCGACAACGCCGGATGGGGCGTACATCGGAACGCTGAGGGACGCCCACCGACTCTGTGTCTTGCGGGGCATCCGACCCGAACTACGCACGGGCACGAGTAACACCTGTTCGGTCGGCTTCAGCGAACGGGAGCAGAAGTGGTACGGATGGTCGCACCGGGCGATCTTCGGGTTTGGGATCGGTGACGTGGTGGAAGAGGGCGATCTGTGCGCCACGTCTGGGTGGACGGACGAGTACCTGAAGGATCACCCTGACGACAACGTGTTGCCGGTGGGATTCAAGGCGCTCACTCTGAACGACGCCAAACGTATGGCCATCGCCTTCGCTGCCTCCGTGTCCTGAATGAGCAGTGCCACCTCTTGCACGGGAGGAATCATGAACATTTTCAGACGCATTCTCAGATCGCTAGGTTGGCGACGCACCCGGTCGAGGGGTGTCCTGTATCCTAAAGGGAACGCCCTTGCCTTCAAGTGCATGAGATGTGGCCATGAGGTCCCGGCCGAAGTGCGGGTCAGGGTATATCACAGATGGTACAGCACCCCATGCCCCAAGTGTGGTATGCGGTTCATGGCGCGATCGCCGCGATCAGAAATGGCACCGGGTGCCCCAATCCTACAGGCCGGAGACAGCGTGATCATCTGGGGGGCGAGGACCCTGTAGCATGAGTACCGCCACCGACCTCCTGCTCGCACGCCTGGAGCGCTACGCGGCCACGTTCAAGCCCGCGATGGCTGGGCGTATCCTGCGTGCGTACGAGATCATGCGCACCAGCATGACGGACGCGGAGATCGGGGCGCTACTGAAGAGCGGGGCATCGGCTGAGCGAGTGGCGTCGGCCCTGACACATGAGCCATGGTTCAAGCAGGCACTGACGGGCGTAGGCACCGGAGCGCAGGACATCACGCTACGGAGCGCACGGCAGTATGCAGTGGAGCTGCCCCGCGACGCACGAGCGGCGGTGAAGCTGGGCATCGACCTGTCGAACCCGCGCATCGCCGCTGCGATGGTGACGATGAAGTCCCGGGCGACGGACCAACTCACGAAGGACGCCGCGGCCACCATGCGCCAGGTGGTGAAGGCCGGGATGGAGGCAGGCAAGGGCTCGAAGGCGATCGCCAAGACCCTACGCGACAGCATCGGGCTGGCCCCGAACCAGGAGCAGGCGGTCAGGCACTTCGAGGAGATGCTTCGGGCCGGAGACCGAACGGCGCTCTCCCGCGCACTGAGGGACAAGCGCTACGACGCGACGCTGAACCGCCTACTAGGTCCAGGTGGCAAGGGGCTGAGCGAGGCACAGATCAAGACGATGGGGGACGCGTACCGCCGTAAGATGGTCGCGTTCAACGCCAACACACAGGCACGCACGCTGGCGAACGACGCACAGAGGGCAGGGCAGCGGCTGGCCTGGGAGGACGCGATAGGCAAGGGCGTAGTGGACCGGGCGAACCTGTGGAAGCAGCGCGTGAGCATGAGGGACGGCAAGGTGCGGGACGAGCATGTGGAATGGGACGGCGAGGTGCGGCGTTTCGACGAACTCTATAGTTCCGGTGAAATGGTGGTAGGTGAAAGCGAATTTGGGTGCCGCTGTTTTGAAATCCTATTCGAGGACGCGACGGGCGAGCGGTTCGGCGCTGGCCAGGGCCCGCGTTCCGTCCAGGGACAGGCCCCGGTGCCCCCGGTCGCTCCGCCCGCCGTTCCTGTACAGCCACATATACCGCCCGTGGAAGAGGCAGTCGTTGAGGAGTCGCGTCCGGTGAGCGGCAGAGTGCCGAAGTTCGCCACAAAGGAAGAAGCCGTGGCGTTCTCCCGGACATTCATCCGAGACCTTGACCCGGACCTAGTGGCGGCGGTGAAGTTGGAAGACCTACAGGCCCTCATGGAAGGCGCCCACAATGCGGCGGTGCCGTATGGCCATGTAGTGAATGAGATCGGGTTCAAGACCACAAAAAGACAGCGGCGGGCTTGGGCTATTGCGATAGATAGGAGAAACGGAGATACCGCCGTTGCATTGCAGAAGACCTACGTGCGGAACCTCGCGAAGGAGCACGCGCAGGCGAAGGTGACTTACGGCCTCAGTCACGCGGCTGCGCTCAAGAAAGCCGAAGCGAACCTGGCAGATCCCAAGAGGTTCGCCATTCGCCCCTTTAACGAGAAGAAACTAGCTTCGTTGCGGGTCGCTACCCGGTGGACAGTTGGCGAAGGGTCGAGCGTTCCGTTCCGTTCGACCGTAGCCCATGAAGTAAGCCACACCGTCTATTTCCGGTACCGGCTTGAAAACGAATGGAGGACGGCGCTGGCGAAGCGTGGGACGGGTGCCGGGTCACTGGAGGCATACGCTGTGTCGGAGTACGGTGCGAGTAGCGCAACCGAGTTGTTTGCTGAGGTGGGCGCGCTCGTGGCCGAAGGTAGGCAGTCGGAGATACCGGCGAAGATCCTGGAGGCGTTCATGGAGGTAACGAGGGGGCTCGGAAAATGACCAGTTATCAGTGCCCTTCATGCAAGCACTACCTGGGCCTGTCGGAGTGCGAAGCGTTTCCGGACGGAATCCCCGAACAGATCATTACGGGTGAGCACGACCACACGGAACCGTACCCGGGAGATAGTGGCATCAGATTCGAGCCGGTAAGTGAAGCCGAACCTGGGGCTCCCACCACGGGAGCAAGTAGTTGAAGCATCAAAGTCTTTACGCTTGAAGGGTATAGGGTTAAACTAGGCTCAGTTGAGGCGCGTCGCACGCGCGAGCCGCATTTGAGGAGAGACCGATGGCACTGCCAGAATTCGCGAAGCTCGAGGACGTACCGGAGCCGTTCCGGGAGTTGTATGAGGAGAAGGAAGGCAAGGTAGTGACGAAGGCGGCGGCGGTAGCAGCAGACGATCACAAGGAACTGCGCGCTGCCATCGAGAAGGAACGCGCGGCCACCAAGACGGAAGAGGACAAGCGCAAGGCCGCGGAGAAGTTGGCGAAGGAGTTGGCTGACCAGCTCACGGCCAAGACGGCAGGCATCACGGAGGCGGCGCTGAAGGAGTTGCGCTCCCAGGTGCGCAAGGACCTCCAGGCCGAGAGCGCCGAAGAGCTGGAGCGCAAGCAGGCGGAGATCGACGCGCTGAAGGGAGTCCATCAAGAGAACCGGGTGCTGAAGCTGGACACCAAGGTCAAGAAGCAGTTGCTCGATGCCGAGGTTCGGCATGAGCGGGTGGATGCGCTGTTCATCCTGACGTCGCACGAGTACGATCTGACCGAGGACGGGAAGCCGAAGCTGGTGAACCACCCGGGCATGACGATCGACCAGTTCGCCAGGACGGAGCTGAAGAAGCGGTTCCCGGAGTTCTTCCGGGGCTCGATGGCAGCGGGCGGCGGGACGGGTGGGGCGTACACGGCTGACGGCAAGCCGGTGGGCGGCACCACGGTGGATGACGTGCTGAGGAACCCTGCGGCAGCCGCGACGGCTGCGCGGGCAGCGGCACACCAGTAGGGACAGGGCGGCCGGGGGGATCCTGGCCGGGTAACGGCAGCAGTCGAGCGATCGCCGATAGAATCGCTCCCGCGGTGGGATACCGCGGTGACAGGGCGAGTGACGGTAGTGGACCGAGGGATTCGGCCCAACCTGAGTGCCAGAGGGGGATCCTCCGAGCGCGCGGGGTTGGTGAACAGGAAGGGCCGAATCCCCTCGGTTTCACCGCACGTTGTCGGGCCCGAGAGGGTGGAGGCCATCAAGGCTAACCATCTGACCACGAGGGCACGACAATGTCACTCACCTTGGTAGAGGCCGCGAAGCTCATGGCCAATGGGGGCGAGACTATTCGCGCCTCCGTCATCAGCATGTTCGCACGGGCTTCCGATATTCTGATGGCGCTGCCCATGAAGGACATCGCGGGCAACGCCTACGCCTACAACCGAGAGGGCTCGCTGCCCGCCGTCGCGTTCCGGGGCGTGAACGAGAGCTACACGGCGAGCACCGGTACGATCAACCCGCTGGTCGAGTCGCTGAGGATCTGCGGCGGCGACCTGGATGTGGACACCTTCATCATGCGCACGGGCGGCTCCGCGGTGCGGGCCGCACATGAGGAGATGAAGGTGAAGGCGCTGGCTGCTGAGCTGACGCGCGTCATCATCAAGGGCGACAGCGCCACGCAGCCGCGCGAGTTCGACGGGCTGCAGGCGCGGCTGACCGGCACGCAGCTCATCGCTGCTGGCACCACGGACGCTGGCGATGCGCTCTCACTCGCCAAGCTGGACGAGCTGGTCGACGCGGTGACGCAGCCTTCCGCCCTCATCATGAACCGGACGATCCGCCGGCGCCTGAGCGCCGCCGCACGCCTGGCGACGGTGGGCGGATACATCACCTACGACCTGGACGCGTTCGGCCGTCGGGTGACCCGGTACAACGACATCCCGATCCTCGTGGCGTACAGCGACAACGGCGGCACCGAGCCGCTGCTGTTCGACGAGGAAGGCGACATCCTCGGGACGCCGGGCGGTGCCACCTCGACGTCGATCTACTGCGTCGGGTTCGGCGATGGCCTGGTGACCGGCATCCAGAACGGCATCATGGACGTGCGTGACCTCGGGGAGCTGGACGACAGCCCGCTGTTCCGCACGCGGGTCGAGTGGTTCGCCGGGCTGTGCATCGAGCACGGCCGCGCCGCTGCGCGCCTCGGCGGAATCAGCAATGCCGCAGTGGTGGTTTGAACATGGGCGGCCCGCGGTTGCCTCGCACGGTCTTACCGGATGATCCCGCGCTCTTGGCGTATCTGGCGGGGATTATTGATGGTGAAGGTTCTATCAACATCACCTCCACCAAGGCCCCGAACTCCCGGAACGTGTCGCACGCGCTGCGCATGTCGGTCACCAACACGAGCGAAGCGCTCATGGTTTGGCTGATCGACACGTTCGGCAGTGGGCGACAGATGAGCCGGAACACGAACCCGGGGAAGTGGGCGACCCGGTACGATTGGGTGGTCTATGGCCATCAGGCAGAGGTAGTACTGCGGGCCGTGCTTCCGTATCTGGTCATCAAGCGGGATCAGGCACGGCTGGCGCTTGAGTTCCGGGGGATCGGGCGCACGCAGAAGCCCTATCTGCACATCCGGGGCGGAGCGCCAGCACTTGATCCTGACGTGGTCATCGAACGCGAAGACATCAAGCGTCGGTTGAGTGTTCTGAACCGGCGCGGACCCATTTCAAACACTGGCTGAAAGGAGATTCCCATGACGCAGACTGTGACGTTCCCCGGGTGGGTGGATACCGGGACCGGACGACGGGCTCGCCAGGACGTGGACGTGGAGGTGCAGCAGGGGGTCCTTGTTGGCCCCGGCGGCGCTGGCGAGGCCACTGTAGTAGTGAACAACACGGGCGTGGACATGGCGCGCGACGCGCTGGTCTACGTGACCGGGGTAACGGGCGGGGTAAGTGAAGTCGCCCTGGCCGACGCCAACGTGGACAGTGCTGCCGCGTTGTTCTACCTGCCGAATGCCCTGCTGGCCGGGGCAACGGGGCTCGCCTACACAAGCGGGCTGAGCGTGGCGACGCTGAACACCAACGCGGGCACGGTAGACGATCCCGTCTACCTGTCCGAGACGGCAGGCGGCTGGACGCTGACGGCTCCGACTGCGGCGGACTCGATTATCCAGATCGTTGGGCGCATCGCGGTGAAGTCGGCGACCCTCGGGCAGATCATGTGGACCGTGCGCCAGGGCGGGTACGACATCGGCACGAACGAGCTGCAGGCCAAGTGCGTGACGGCCCCGATTATCGCGGACAATGCGGTCATCGGCAGAACGATACCCGCCGTTGCGCTGGGCTACAACACGGTGGCAGCGGTGGCGGTGGACCATGCCGCCGGGTCGCCGCTGGAGATCCTGGCAGCCGACGCCACGCACGAGCGGCTGGCGCTGGTGACCGTGGTGGCCACGGAGGCCGCTGCGGGCGGGCCGGACATCGACATCGGCACCACGAACGTCATCAACAGCGTGGTGGACGACTTCATGGCCGGTGCGTGGATCATCGGTGATCGCGCGTCGCGGCTCATCCGCATCCCTGCGGCTGAAAACGTGCGGGCGACCATCACGGCAGCCGGTACGGCTGGAGCGCTGGACGTGTACGTGCAGGTGCTCACGCCGGTGATCCAGAGCACAAACTTCGCCGCTGCGCTGCTGACGTGGCTCAACGGCATCCGCAGCTACATCGCGGATGGGATGGCGACCATCGCAACCCTCTTGGTATCGGGTGCGCCGACCACATCGTTCCAGACCACAACCACCACGATCTTCCGGCGCGCGGGCCTGCACTATTCCAAGGTGGCGGAAGACCCCATCGCCTTCTCGGCGGCTGACACGATCAACGTCACCCCGAACGGCGGATCGTGGTGGGGCATCTGGCTGATCCAGACGACGGACCCCGGTGTGGTTTCGACCGTGAGCCCGGCTGCGGATCAGAACTACGCGGACGAGGCTGCGGCCATCGCGGCGCTTCCTGCCGTGACCGCCCTCAACACGCAGCTCGGGTACCTCACCGTCCAGTGCAACGCTGGTGTCGCTTGGACAGCGAACACCTCGAACATCGCTGTTGGCGCAGGTGCCGCGAATGCGGCGGCGTTCAACTTCTACGACCTGCCGGTCACGGCTGCACCTCCGGCAGTACTGACGTAAGGCTAGGAAACCGGGGGCGGGCATTGCGCTCGCCCCCGGGCAGGACAAGCACGGTGACACGGAGACGTGCCAGACGCGGGGTGGGTCCTCGCACTTACTTCTGACGGAGGACGCAGGCCATGACCAGGAACATGAAGGACGCAACCTTCGACTATGCGATGCTGATGAGCGACGGGGTGCTGTGCGCCGCGTCCGCGCCCGCAGAAGTCGGGGCAGCCGCCAAGATCATCAACCTCGGCGCGGCAGTCCGCATCGACGGGCGGGTGATGGTGGACATCACCGTGATGGACGTTGGCGACAACGACGAGCTGGACGACATCGTAGTCCAGGGCTCGAGCAGCTCCACGTTCGGCGCGGCGATCCAGAACCTCGGCCAGTTGTCCGTCGGCTCTGCCGGTGGGCACACGACCCGCGGGGACGGGGCGGCCCTGGACGTGGTCGGCCACTACGAGATCGCGTTCACCAACGAGCAGAACGGTACCGCGTATCAGTACCTGCGGCTCTACAACATCATCACCGGCACGAACACGGGCATCACGTACACGGCGCACTGCGCGCTGAAGGCGTAGTACCATGGCGGACGTCTTCGGCAAGACGCTGATATTCGGCGCGAACCCGACCGGCAAGGTGACGTTGTACCATGTCGTTACAGGTGAAGCGATCGAACGGTGGCCCGTAGACGCCCGAGGGATGGTCGCGCACGGCGAGTACACCCTGACGCCCCCTGCCAGCGAGGAGGGGGCGCCAGTGGTGGTCGCCGAAAGCGTACCAGAGCCCCAGGGCACGCCTGTGGGCAGTGCGAAGGTCCATCCCCTGAGCACCGGGGAGGTAGCGGTTCCGCTGGTGTTGGGGGCGGCCACAGAGGCCCACCCCATCGAGATCCCGGCACCAGGAGTGAAGCGCGGGCCAGGTCGGCCGCGGAAGTTCCCCAAGGAATAGGGAGGCTGATGGATGGCACCTCCGGCATTGGTCCCGACGGTTGGGGCGGCGGACGCGAACACGTTCGCCACGCTTGCAGAGGCCACGCTGTACCTATCGGCGAGGCTGAACGCCACGGCCTTCACCGGGGCGTCGGCTGATGACCAGAACACGGCATTGCTGGAAGCATGCCGCGAGCTGAGCAACCTGGGCGTCTGGAAGGGGCGTCGCGTGAACACAACGCAGGCGCTCAGCTGGCCGCGCGACTACGTGCCGGACCCGGACGACCCGGACAACGAGGGGCTGCTCGTGAGCGGGTACCGGGACCTGGAGGAGCCATTCAGCACAATCGTCTACTACCTGACGACCATCGTACCCGGGCGGGTGAAGGAAGCGCAGATCGAGTTGGCGCTGGAGTTCCTGCGCGCCGGGACTGAGGACGTAGCGGGGCTGGACCCGGACACGAACATCAAGTCCAGCGTGACGGACGTGCTGGAGACGGTATTTGTGGGGCAGTCGCAGCGGGCCACTGGCCTGGTGCGGTACCCGCGAGTGATGGCTCGGATCGCTGCGCTTCTGGAGCCCAGCAAGACGGGCTTGACGCTGATGCGGTGCTAGGGCGATGGGCTACGCTGCCACGCGAGCGCGGGCGTACAGGCAGGTACAGAGGGCTGGGGCCCGGGTGACGTTCACCGGGCTGACGACCACGGTTGACCACGCGACGGGAGGCAGCACGGTGTCGGTAACGACGGTTCCGGGTTACGCGATCGCCACGCCAGGCAGCGAGAAGCTGTACGAGGCGCTGAAGCTGATCGGTGCGGCTGCGGTAACGTTGCTGCTCGCGCCCGACGCCGGGTACTCGCTGCCTACGCTTGGGATGACGGTAGCGTGGGACGGGACCACGTACACGGTCAAGCACACGAAGGGCATCGCACCTGGAGGCACCCTGCTGCTCGGTAGGGTGGTGGTAGCGGCATGAGCATCAATCCTCCGATCGCGGATGTGGTGGCGATGATCCACCAGCGGCAGCGGCGCCTATTCGTGCGTGTAGCCGAAAAGATGCAGGAGTCGTTGGTGTTTGGGTCTGACGTAACGGCCTCGCCTGGGCAGCCGCAGCAGACGGGCGACTTGCGCCGGTCCTGGCAACTGACGTTCCCCGAGGAGTGGCATGCGCGTTCGGCCTCCGGGCTGGAATACGCGCCGGCCATCGAGGAGGGCATCGGGCCGTACGGCAAGCTGACGCTACGCTCTGTGGTGGGCGGGTTCCACTCTCGGGCGCTGACGCGCACGGGGTTCCAACGACTGGTGGATGCAAGCGTGGCCGAGGTACTGAAGGGCGGTGGACCATGAGCGTCAGCTACCTCCAGGTGCAGCGGGCGCTTCGGGCGCAGCTCATCACGCTCTCGGTCGCGACGACTGGTGCCATCAACATGAGCGCGACCACAACGGCATACGTGCGCGCAGCGGGCTCCTTCCTGACCGATGGGTTCTACGCGGGCATGGAGATCGTGGCCGCTGGGATGACCGTGGCCGGCAACAACGGCGTGGCCGTGGTGAAGGCCGTCTCGGCGCTCACGCTGACCGTGACGCGCACGCTTGGCGTAGAGGTGGCAGCCGCCGGCAAGACGCTGACGGTCGGACTGCCGGCTGGGCGCGAGTGGGAGAACGAGGCGTTCGCGCCCACCACAGGCAGTCCCTACGTAGAGGAGGAGCTGGTGCCCGGCCCTGCGGTGCAGATCACGCTCGGCAAGGCGCTGGGCTGGCTGGAGCTGACGCCGCTCTACATCGTGCGCGTGAACGTGCCCGAGGGCGTGGGGACGGACGCGGTGAACGCATACACGGACGCGCTGCTGAAGTTGTTCAAGCCGCATTCAACGATGACCCTAGCCAACGGCGACGTGCTGCGGGTCAGGGGTGATCCGGCCCCATACCGGGGCCAGTCGATCCAACGCAAGTCGGGGTGGGCCACGGTACCTGTGACCATCCCCCTGCGCATGACCACCATCAACTCCTGAACGCAGGAGGGAGACTCACATGGCTTTCCAGACAGGTTCTAATTACCTGGTGGCGATCAAGCGCGAGGTCGCCGCAACCCCGGGCGTGGCCGCGACCGAATTCGGCGCTTGCGTGCTGCGGACGGTAGACAGCCCCGGACTGAAGCTGAACCGCGCCAACATCCAGAGCGCTGAGCGCAACGACGCGATGATCCGGCCCATGCCGCGGCTTGGGTTCAAGACCGTGGACGGCTCGCTCAACTCGGAGTGGAGCGTGGGCGGCGCCATCGACATGCTGCTCGCTGCGCTGCTGCGCACGGTCTGGTCCACGGACATCACGAAGACCTACGACAACACCGCTGCGCACCTGTCGTTGGAGGTGACCGACGCAAGCACGCTGACGCAGGTCGGCACGGACAGCTTCGTCGACGTGTTCTACGTGGGTGACGTGATCGTGCTGTCGAACATGACCAGTGAGGCGAACAACGGCATTCAGTTGCTCATCACGGCTGTGGCGGCCAACGTGCTCACGATTGCCGGCACGCCGCTGACCGTTGAAGGCGCGGACATCGCCTGCACGATCACCCGGCTGAACAAGGTGCTGACGTATGCAGGAGCGGGCACGCCGACCCACGAGTCGCTGGAGATCACGGCCACCAACACGATCGTCTCGGTTGGGACGACTTCGTTCGTCGGCGTGATCTACGTTGGCGACATCATCCGGCTGGCGGGGATGAGCAACGTGCTGAACAACGACATCAACCTGCGCGTGGCCACGGTGGCGGCGAACACGCTGACCGTCGTGGGTACCCCGCTGACCATCCAGGTCGCGGACGTGGCCTGCACGCTGAGCCGGCTGAAGAAGCTCGTCCTGCCCACCACGCCCGTGCGCGTGTCTCACACGATCGAGCAGTACAACGAGGACATGGACCTGACGGAGCTGTTCCTCGGCTGCCGACTGGTCGGTGTGAAGTTCTCGTTCAAGCCCGGCGCGCACGCGACCATCACGTGGACGTTCCTGGGCATGGACCGCACGCTGCTGCTCGTCGGCACCTCGCCGTGGTTCACGCTGCCGGGTGTCACCACGGGCATCTCGGTGGTGGCGGACGACTCGGTGATCCTGAAGGATGGCGTGGCGGTGACCACGTTCACTGGCATGGACCTGGACTTCACGATCGCGGCGAAGGGCGAGCCGACGATCGGCAACCTGACGAGCCCGGACATCTTCGATAACGACCTGAGCATGTCGGGCAGCATCACTGGCCTGCGCAGCGACTTCCAGAACCTGATCGACTACGACGCGGAGGAGGAGTTCTCCATCGCTATCAAGCTCGAAGAGCCTGTGACGGCGCCGAAGCCGTGCGTGAGCCTGTACCTGCCGCGCGTGAAGATCGGTGGGGTGGACGCACCGCTGGGCGGCGACGGAGCGCAGATCGAGACCCGGTCGCTGCTGATCGGCAGCTCGGTGGCCACTTCGACGCTGGAAGCCACGCCGGTCAAGATCGTTTCGAGCGGCGCGTAGGCGAAGGACCCCTGGGGCGCACGCCCTCCGGGCGCTGAGTGAGAGGTAGCGGAACACAGGCTTTGTCCCTCCGGCCCTGCCTGGACAGTAGGACGGTCCAGGAGCGTGCCAGGGTCGGGGGGCTGAGCCGAACCATGAGGAGCACGCACATGGACATCGGGAAGATGGAAGCGGTGATCGCGCTCGACGAGCAGGAGGTCGACGTCCCGATCTACCAGAAGAACGGCGAGCCGTACCTGGCGCCGGACGGCAAGACGCCCTGCACCATCACGGTCGTGGGCGAGGAGTCGAAGCGGGTGATGGACGCGGACACGGCCACGCAGCGGCGCATGCTGCACCAGCGCTCGCAGCGGTTGCAGCCGGCCGACATCCTCTACAACCGGATCTTCCGGGCATCCGCCGCGGTGACGCGGTGGTCCGGCTGGACGATCGGCGAGACGCTGGCTGAGTGCACGCCGGAGAATGTGCGCAAGCTGCTGCGCGCGCCGCACATCCTGAGCCAGGTGGAGGCGGCCGTCTCGGGGCACGCGGATTTTTCCAAGCCGCGGTCGGAGACCTGATCATGCTCGCCTCCCACGTGGCCGAGCTGAACCGGGCGGCGCCTGACGGTACGCCCCAGCGCGACCACTGGGAGGCGTCGGCCCGCGGCGGGAACGAGGCAGCCATCGCCCGCTTGACCCCTCCGGAGTATCCCGACTGCGTGGAGTACCTGTGGCGGTGGGCGCTGGAGCTTCACGGGCGCAGCGGGATCGGCATGAGCGGGCTGGCGCCGCTGACGTACGAGGCCATCGCGGCGTGGGCCGTACTGCGAAACGTGCGGCTCACGCCGAGTGAGGTAGCGGCCTTGCTGGCCATCGACACGGCACTGTCAGCGAGCAGCGTGGAGAAGAAGAAGACAGAGGCGACGGCGGCGGATGCGGAGCCCCCGCCACAGCGCGAGTGGCCGAAGCGGAAGCCTGGGGTGGTGCCCGTCTTCGTCAAGGACGAGAACTGAGCCATGGCCGACATCGTCACCATCGGGATGGACCTCGACGCCACGAAGGTGGTGACGCAGGGGCGTGCAGCGGAGCAAGCTCTCACGGGTGTCGAGGGGGCCTCCAAGCGTACCGATAGTGCGATGGCCACGCTGACGAAGACGGCCGCCACGCTGGGGTTGGCATTTGGGGCGTACAAGGCGGTGCAGATGGCGAAGGAAGTGCTGACGCTCGGCGCCCGGTACGAGACGCTCGGCGTGGTAGTGGACCGGCTGGGGCGGAACGTGAACAAGAGCGCCACGGAGATGCGCGCCCTGGAGAGCGACCTGCGCAAGACCGGCATCAGCATGATCGAGGCCCGGAGCAACATCGCCCGCATGGTGCAGGCCGAGATGGAACTGAGCAACGCCACTAAGTTGGCGCGCGTGGCGCAGGACGCCGCCGTGATCGGCAACATGAACAGCTCGGAGGCGTTCGCCAACCTGGTGTACGGCGTACAGACGGCGAACACACGGATCCTGCGCACCATCGGCATCATGGTGAACTTCGAGAGCGCCTACGCCAAGGCAGCCAAGACGCTGAACAAGAACGCCGACGCACTGACGGAGCAGGAGAAGACGCAGGCGCGGGTGAACGCGGTGATGGAGGCTGGCGGGCGCATCGCCGGATCGTACGAGGCCGCGATGGAGACGGCCGGCAAGCAGATCCAGAGCACGAAGCGGTATTTGGAGGACGCGAAGGTCAAGGTCTCAGAGGCGTTCCAGCCGGCGTACACCAAGGCGGTGTTCGCGTACGCCGAGGTACTGAAGCTCGTGGGGTTCTGGGCCAAGGAAATCAGCTTTGCCATTGCAGCCCTGATGGCCGTCATGGTGGGCAAGGGCGTGTCCATGGGCACGGCAGCACTGGTGCGGTATAACCTGGCGCTCAAGGCGACGGCGGCAGCGGCGGGGACTACCACGTTCTCCCTGGAGGCGCTCACGGTAGCGGCCAAGGGGGCGTGGGCTGCGCTGGGCGGCTGGATCACGATCTTGGTGCTGGCTGCCGTGGCGGCCAACGCGGCGCTGGACAAGTATCTGGCGAAGGTGCTCAAGACCGCCGGCATGACAGAGGCGGAGACCGCTGCCTTCGATGCGGCGAACAAGGCGTATTGGGAGCGGATCGACGCCCAGGAGAAGGCCGCTGCGGCGGCTGCCGCCCAGGCGGAGGCAGCCAAGGAGGCACAGAAGGAGCTTGGCCTAGAGCTTGAGAAGCAGACGGCGCTGGTCAAGGCGTTCGGCTCGACAGAGCACGAGATGGCGCTGCTGAACCTTCGGTACGAGGAGAAGGAGGCGCTGGCCAAGGCAGCCGAGGGGGTGTCGGCAGCGCAGGCGAAGGCGCTGCAGGGCATGACGGCGGCGATCTACGCCCAGAAGCGCGCGCTCGTGGACCTGGAAGAGCAGAAGCGCAAGATGGGCGAGCTGATCAAGCCGCTCGAGACCACCATGGAGGGGATAAGCGGAGCGGCCGGCACGCTGATCTCGCTCGACAAGGAGCTGGAGGCGCGTAAGGCGCTGCTAGTCGCCACGCAAGAAGGGGCGAAGGCAGTACGTGAGCTGGCCATTACGGAGGCGGGCGTTGCCGCCGCCGCCCAGGCTATGGCCGCCGGCATGCCCGAGGCTGCGGAACGGGCAAGGCAGGTGGCTGAGGTGATCGCGCGGATCAACTTCGAAATAGAGGACTTCAGTGACAAGGCGACGGGACAGTTTGACGTCGTCGGCATGGCCCTTGAGGCAATGGGCCAGCAGTTGGGTGGCCTGGCCGGCGATATCGGCCAGGTAGTGGCGCAGTTCTTCGTGATGGGGCGGGCCGCGAAGCTCGCAGCCGACAAAGCGGGCGAGGCGTTTGACGCGATGGACTTCGTCGGCGCAGGAACGGGAGGTGCACTACCCGGGATTATAGGGATGAGCGTCAACGCCCTTTTGGGGGAGCTATTCGGTGGGGACGACGACGCAGGAAGACAGGCCGAAGAGCTGCGCCGTGCCCAGGAGGCGAATACGCAGGCCCTCGACCGCGTCGCGAAGTCACTTGACGACTACGGCCGACAACTGGCTGGGATGTCGGTAGCCCAGGTGCAGGACGCTCGTGCCGTGTGGCAGATGGCCGGATTCATGACCGGTCAGCAGCCTGCGGACCTGACGGGCGGGCCGAGTGTCGCGACGATCATAGAAGTCGCGAAGCGGTATGGGATGGAGATCGAGAACATCTGGAAACTGTCGGCGGAGGAGTGGGAAAAGCTGTACAAAGTTCTCGGGGACGTGATAGAGGAAGCGCGGAAGTATATTCAGGAACAGGTCGTGCCCGACTTCGCCGCCCGCGCTGCTACGCTGCGAGGTGACGATAGGGAGGCCATGCGTATTCGCCGGGAGGCGGCGGCGGCGAAGGAGATCGCGGAACTTACGAAGTTGGCAGAGGCCGGATTTATCACGACCGCACAACTTACTGAGTTCACGGGCGTCATCAACGATGAGACGATCGCCGCGCTGAAGGCATTTGACGATGCGTTGGCCGAGTCTCGGCGCGTGATTGTGGAGGACCTGATAGTACGCGGGTTCGCGGCCACGGGTCAGAGCGATGCAGCTGCACGTGCTTCGCTGGCGTTCACGCAACGGCGTGAGCGCATCGGCATGGAGGATCTACCGCAGGCTACCCAGGACCTCATGCTGGCCGTACAGGACTTCGAGCGGCGGGTGTTCGAGCTTGACGTAGCGACGAACAATCAGATCAAGGCGATTGAGGAAGCGACCGCAGCTCAGGTGAAGGCCATCGACGAGCAGATCGCGGCCATCGAGCGTGAGATCGCCGCGCGCGACTTCGCCCGGAGCGTGATGGCCCGGGGGTTGAGGGTTACGGGGCGCGGCGGTGAGGCCGACATCCTAGAGATGGGTTGGCAGCATCAGGCCGAACGCGCGCAGTTCCGGGACAACCCCATCATGCTCGGGTTCCTCGACGTGGTGCAGGGACTGGAGCGCGACGCACTGGTGCGTGGGCAGGCTCTGGCGGCTCAGACATCCGCGATCCAGGCGGGCGCGGCAGCCCAGCAGGCCGCCTACGATACGCAGATCCGGGTGGCACAGGATCAGTTGCGCGTGGCCGAGGACCAACTTCATGCACAGCAGCAGTTGGTCGAAGAGACGCGTCGCGTCGTGGAGGCACTGGATGAGTTCGCCAACGCGATAGTGCTGAGCGAATACAGCCCGCTGTCCCCTATCCAGCAACTTGCCGAGGCGCGCCGCCAGTTCGAGGACATGGCGGCAGCGGCGATGGGTGGTAACGTGGAGGCGGGGGCAGGACTGCCTGAGGCGGCGCGCAATCTGCTGACTGCATCGCGCGCCGTGAATGCCTCAAACCTGGGCTATGCAACGGACTTCGCCCGGGTGCAGCAGATCGTAGCGGCGGTACGTGAACAGTTCGCCGGTAAGTTGGGCGCGGAGGAAAGCGTACTTGTCGAACTTCAGACACATACCGCATCGCTGCGCACCCAGATCGACGAGTTGGTTTCCGCCCGCGAGCAGGTAGCCATCAGCGCCGCAGCGCAGATCGAGGCATTGAACGCCGCTGCGGCCCAGGCCACGAAGGATGCACAGGCCGTCTACGATGCCGCGTGGGAGATCGCCAAGGAGGAAGTCGAGCGGCTGGAGACGTTCAAGCAGGAGCAGATTGACCAACTGACCAAGGATCGGGAACTGGCTCTTGAACTTGCGCAGTTGCAGATCGATGCCATCAACAAGTTCCGCGATGACCAGTTGGCTGCCTGGGCCGATGAGTTCAATGCGACACTTCCCATACTTACGGCGCAATATACGGCGCAGCAAACGACAAACACGTGGCTGGGGAACATCAACTTTGGCGTGGATACGGTGGCTAGTGAGGTACGGACCAGCGTGCGCGTACTCCAGGCCGGGTTCAACTCGGTTATTGAGCGTCTGGGGGCAGTGGAGACCGCGGTATCTGGTGTGGGCACGACCGTGAAGCGGGGGCTCGCAGAATGATCTACGTCGCTGAGATGACCCCGTACAACCCTGGCACGGCAGCGGAGGTGGCGCTGTACTTCAGCACGCACCCGTTCAAGACGCGGCCCACGGACACGCCGATCAGCACGTTCATTGACGACCGGCTGTCGCAGGCGCTCGACGTGCAGCGCAATGTGCTGAAGGCTGGGGTGACATTCGGTGGGCACAGCGTCGCCGGGGTTGGCGATCTCGTGCTGAAGAACGAAGATGGGGCGCTCGACTACATGCTAGCCTACGGGTTCTCGGGGCGCAGCATCATCGTGCGGCAGATCGCTGCGATCACGGCGGCGACCGTCTACCCGACGGACTTCACCGTCGTGTTCATCGGGTCGATGGAGCAGCCCGACGTGGACTTGGACAGGGTGGTGATCCGGCTGAGGGATGAACAGTTCAAGCTGGATAAGCCGGTCCAGGGCACGAAGTACGCGGGCGACAACGTACTGCCTGATGGGCTGGAGGGCGTCGAAGGCGACCTGAAGGGCAAGCCGAAGCCGCTGCTGTTCGGGCTAGTGACGAACATCGCGCCGCCCATCGTGAACACGGCGAAACTGATCTATCAGGTGTCGGCCGAGGCGCTGGCAGCCATCTCCGGGGTCTACGACCGCGCCGAGGCGCTGACGCCCGAGGCGGCGTACGCTACGGAGGCCGACCTGCTCGACGACCTTCAGGCCCCCTCTGCGGGCTGCTATAAGGTCTATCTGGCGGGCGGGTACTTCCGCATCGGCTCCTCGCCCGTGGGCATCATCACGTGCGACGCGGCGCAGGGTGCTGCGGTGGCGAACCGCACCATCGCCCAGCTCTCCGTCGTGCTGTTCACGCGGGCAGGATTCGGCGCAGGCGCGTGGTCGGCGGCGGACGTGACGGCGCTGGACATCGCGGCTCCGTACGAATGCGGGATCTGGCTTGACGAAGAGGTCTCGTACATGGAGGTGCTCGATGCGATCGTGAACAGCGGGTGGTGCTGGTGGGGCGCTGACCGGCTGGGCGTGTTCCGGCTGAAGCAGCTCGGGGCTCCGGCGGTGGCGTCGGTGGCCACGATCACGGAGTACGATCTGCGCCAGCCCTTGAAGCGCATCCCGCTGACGCGCGACGACGGGTACGGACTGCCCAGCTACCGGACCATCGTGCAGTACGCGCGGAACTACACGATCCAGAGCACCTACGTGCTGGACGGCGTGACGGGCGTCACTGGAATCACTGGCATTACCGGAATCACGGGGATCACGGGAATCACAGGCATTACCGGGCCGACAGGGATCACGGGGGTGACGGGTCCCACGGGTGTTGTTGGGCCTACGGGCGCTACGGGGCCGACGGGCATAACTGGACCGACGGGGATCACCGGGATCACGGGAGTTAGCGGTGTGACGGGGGTGACCGGCGTCACGGGTATCACGGGCATTACAGGCATAACCGGACCAACCGGCGCGGTGGGACCAACCGGCGCGGTGGGACCAACCGGCGCGGTGGGGGTGAGTTGGAAGGGGGACTGGTCGGCTATTGTGACGTACGTCCCGAATGACGGGGTGGCCGTACAGCGGATTGACCTGAGCTTCGCCAGCTTCTACTGCACCGCGGAGAATACAAACCACTTTCCCCCGGATTATCCTGCTGAGTGGGACCTGATCGCGGATGGAGGGGTGGGCGCGACGGGTCCCACGGGTGCCACTGGTGTTGAAGGGTCACAGGGGAATGCAGGCGCAACCGGAGCTACCGGTATTTCGGGCCCCATCGGGGAGACGGGGAACCCGGGTGTGACGGGTGTGACGGGCCCAACAGGAGTGACGGGTCCAACTGGTATCACAGGGCCTACAGGGGCGACGGGGGTAGAAGGCTCGCAAGGGAATGCGGGCGTAACAGGAGCCACGGGCATTTCAGGTCCCATTGGGGAGACTAGTACCGTCCCTGGTCCCACGGGTGTAACGGGTGTAACGGGGGTGGGCGTTACGGGCCCCACGGGAGCCACGGGGGTAGAGGGCTCTCAGGGTGGTGCAGGCGTAACCGGAGCGACGGGCATCTCCGGGCCGATTGGAGAGACCGGGAACCCGGGTGCGACCGGGGTGACCGGTCCCACAGGCGTGACGGGTTCTGCGGGCGTCACTGGCCCTACTGGCGCGACAGGGGTTGAAGGTTCTCAAGGAAATGCAGGGGTTACTGGCGCTACCGGCATTTCAGGGCCGATCGGAGAGACGGGCACACCGGGCGTCACGGGTGTTACAGGGGTGACTGGAGTGACTGGTGCCACAGGTGAGGCAGGTGCAGCCGGTGGCCAGGGAGTGACTGGGGCAACGGGCATCTCAGGTGCGATTGGAGAAACTGGCGAGGCGGGTCCTGTCGGCGTTACTGGAGTGACAGGTGTAACAGGGCCAACAGGTGCTACCGGTGTCGAGGGATCGCAGGGGGGCGCAGGTGTGACCGGAGCGACGGGGATCTCGGGACCGATTGGCGAGACTGGAGGTCTCGGGGTCACTGGCGTAACAGGAATCACCGGCGTAACAGGAAGTACAGGTGACGGCGGAGATCAGGGGGCGACGGGGGCGACGGGTCCGGCGGGTTCCATCACTCCCGAGAACAGCCCCAATGATGGAGACGTGCTGGCGTTCATGAGTGGTGCAATCGTGTGGTATCCAGGTTCCTGGTAAGAGGAGGCGTTATGAGCAAGTGGATTGGCATTCTGGTCGCCGTGGTCGTGTTGATCTCCTGCGGGTGGGTCCTCGTCAAGTCGCTGCGGCGGAAGCCGTTCACCTCCATCCGAGGCGGTGGTGGCGGCGGCGGTGACGAACAGCCCCCCCAGAACAACTAGGCGGAGAAGCGGATGTTTGCCGTACTGTTGATGTGGCTCTGCGAGTTCTTCTACAACCCGCCGACCTGCGTCTCCGGGATCGATGGGGAATCCTGCCCGTGGAGGCCATGGTGACCACGCTGCATCTGTACAGCATTCGCAACATGATCAATGGCAAGCAGTATATCGGGCAGGCTGCTGATGTCCGCCAACGTTGGTACACGCATCTTTCTAGTTTGCGCAGGGGAAGGCATCATTCTTTATCTCTGCAAAGATCATTCAACAAATACGGTGAGGAAGCATTTGACTTTGTTGTTATTGAAGGACCGTTTGGGTCTACCGCAGAAGTCAATGCCGCCGAAGAACGCCGGATCATGACTGAGAATACGATAGCGCCGAATGGCTATAATCATCGGGCTGGTGGTACATATTCTCCGATGAGCGAAGAAGCAAAAGCAAAACTCTCGCGGTATAGGAAGGCATTCCTCGCAGCGGGGGGGATAGTGAACTTTAAAGGCAACACCCATACTCCTGAGACAAAAAGATTGCTCAGCGAGAAGGCGATAGCGCGCTTTATGAATCCGGTAGAACGGGAGCGGACGATCGAATGGGGCCATCGGGCATGGGAGGGCGAACATAGGAAATGCACATTGTTAAATAATAGACTTGGGCACCAAACGGAGCGGTATCGCACTTCGCATTCGGCAAAATTGCGGAAAGGGAAACCATTTCCGATGCTCATAGATCCGAATGGTATCAGACACAGTGTGGATATTTCGCTCTCATCGTTCTGCGGTAAACATGACCTCATTCCATCGGCGATGAATCTCGTGGTGAATGGAAAACGTCCACACCACAAAGGATGGAGGGTCGTATGATATTGCACCTTTTAGCGCTCGCGCACACCATTTCTAATAACAGTTTCTCCCACTGCGCATTTACAGGCAAAATCATCAAGTTCCCTGCCATGATGGCGACGCTACCCGGCGCTCCGTTCGAGGTCATCCACTACGGAGTTGAGGGGGCCGACACGGCTGCCTCGCTGCATGTGGACATCATGACGCGCGAGGAGCAGAACGCGCTGCGCGGGCACGATGGGACGGACGCGGCGAAGTTCGTCGGTGATGATGCCGACGCGGGCAACCCGCTCTACAAGGAGTTCAATGCGCGCCTGCGCAAGGAGCTGGCCGCTCGGGTGGGGCCGATGGATCTGGTGCTGCTGCCGTTCGGCTGGGGGCACGGCGAAGCGGTCAACGGGCAGGGGTTCACGTTGGTGGAGAGTGGCATTGGCTACCCGACGCTGTATCCCGCTCCGTACAAGATCTTCGAAAGCTACGCATGGATGCACTGGCACCAGGGGCGCGCCAACCGCTCGGGCTGTAATTACGAGTGGGTGATCCCCAACTACTTCGACATAGACGATTGGCAAGCAGTGCCGAAGCCCGATATGGGGCGCGTCGTGTTCCTGGGGCGCATCGGCGATGTGAAGGGCGTGCCCACGATAGTGGAGCTGGCACGGCAGCGGCCTGACCTGGAGTTCGTGCTGTGCGGCCAGGGTGACCCAGCCCCGTACCTCTCGCCTAAGACGCCAAACCTCACGTACCAGCCCCCGCTCACCGGTCGTGATCGCAGCGAATACCTGGCGAACGCGCGGGCATGCGTAATGCCCACGGTGTTCACGGAGCCGTTCGGTGGCGTGGCGGTGGAGGCGATGCTGAGCGGTGGCACGCCGGTTCTTAGCGTGTCATATGGGGCGTTCACCGAGACGATCGAGGACCGGGTGACGGGGTTCCGCTGCCACACGCTCGGCGATTGGCTCGCGGCGCTGGAGTTGGCCCCTACGTTGGACCGCACCTACATCCAGCGGCGGGCCCAAGGGCTCTACGGATTCCAGCCCATCGCGGAGCGCTACCAGCGGGCATTCGACATGATCGCGGACCTGAAGGGGCGCGGGTTCTACACGGCACGCAGCGTGTTCGGGCCCGCCGTGGTGACGGCAAAGAAGGAGGCCGCCGCAGAGGGCGCATGGATGGCGGCCCAGCGCAAGGAGCGAGATTTCCACTTGGCCATGGGTTGCCGACCCTATGAGCGCCAGAAGCGGCAGCAGTACGCGGCCATCATGGGCATCACCTGGGAGGCGGCGGAAGGACGGCGCATCCTCGACATCGGGTGCGGGCCGGAGTCGCTCATGCTGCTGTACGATGTGGCAGAGGGGTCCGTGGCGCTTGATCCGCTGACGTTCCGGCTTGAGGACGAAGAGTTGTACGCGGCTCGCGGCATCACGCGAGCCATCACGCCAGCGGAGACCTGGGAGTACGACGGCGAGCCCTTCGACGAGGTATGGATCTACAACTGCCTCCAGCACACGCAGGACCCGCGGCTCATCATGGAGAACGCAAAGCGGTGGGGCCTGAAGGTACGGCTCTTCGAGTGGCTGGAGGTGAAGACGGACGAGCTTCACCTGCACCGCTTCCAGGCGGAAGATTTCCGCGACGCATTTGCGGACTGGACGCTGGAGCACGAGATGTCAGGCACGTGGAAGCAGGGTCCCTACGCGCGGGACCAGTACATCATGGGCGTATGGAACAGGAAGGAGGCGTAGCGTAGTATGCCGACCCCGGCCCGTGTGGCGTTCCTTTCGGCTGAATGGCGTGAGGCCATCGCGGAGGACCTGGCCGTGCTTGTGACGCACCGACTGGCCCCGCAGACCGTGGAGGAGTCGTGCCTGACCACGGCGGCTGATGGGCTGACTGAGGCTACGCGGCGGCAGACGGTGCGTGGGGTGAAGCGCGACAGGTTGGAGTTGGTCATTGCGTTGACGGCCACGACGGCGGCCATCGACCTGGGGGACACGATCAAGCTGGAGCACTCGCGGTACGGGCTGACGGCGGGCAAGAACTTCCTGGTGCTTGGGATCATGACGGACGCGGCGAACGAGTCAGTTACGCTGACGTGTTGGGGGTGAGAGCGCGATGAGCAACTGCATGTTCAGCTACCCGAACTTCCTCGACGGTGCGACGCTGTCGAACGGGTCCTACGTTGCCACGTTGCCGCTCAACAACCTGAAGACGCGGTACCTCGACCAGGTGGCGCGCTCGACGGACGCGACGGTGGGGTCCACGAAGTTCGACGCCGACCTGCTGACCGGCTATCCCATCCGGGTGGTGGCCGTGCTGAAGCACTCCATGACGCTGGCTGCGCTGATCCGGGTGCGCGTCTCGACGGTGAGCAACTTCGCCACCACCACCTACGATTCCGGGTGGCTGACGGCATACCCGCTGATCTATCCCGACGGCGTACTGCTCTTTGGTGCGCCCGGGTTCTGGGACGGCAAGTTGGCGGAGACGGATCGGCTGGCCGGTTATCGGCAGGACTACATCCTTGTGGTGCCCGCGGATACGCTGGGGCGGTACGTGCGTGTGGAGATCGACGACACGACCAACGCGGCAGGGTACGTGGACATGGGGCGCGCGTGGGTCGGTTCAGGGTATCCGCCTACCGTCAACTTCAGCACCGGCCTGACGCTGGGCTGGATGACCGGCACGGTGGTGAGCGAGATGCCAGGAGGGCGACGGTTCTTCCTGACGCGGCCCGAGCGGCGCGCGCTCAACTTCCGGCTGGAGGTGGTGCCGGCGGACGAGGCGCTCGTGTACCTGTTCGAGATCACGCGCCGCCACGGGCTCGACGAGCAGTTCTTCTTCCTCTACAACCCGGCGGACACCTACCACCTGCACCGGCGCTCGTTCCCGGCCACGTTGCGCGAGTTGTCGGCGCTCGAGGAGCCGTATTGGGCGTGGATGGGGCAGGCATACTCTTTGACCGAGGACTTCTGACCATGGTGCTCAACGGGCACACCTACACCGCCGCCATGTTCATCGGCACGGACGGGCGTGGGTACAACGACATCAACGCGGACACGGGGCTGCGCAATTTCCCCGACTCGATCTTCACGGACCTGCTGGCGGAGATCGCCGCGACGCTGGTAGCCTACGACATCACGGGCTTCTTCCCGGGCCGACCGATGGGCTCTGAGGTGGTGCTGAAGTTCGTGGCGGTGCGGGCGCTCACGTTGGCCGACGACTTCGCGGGCTCGGAGGCCAAGGCGCTGACGGCTGCCACGGGGGCGGCCGTGTTCACGGTCAACCTCAACGGCGCCCCGGTGGGCACGATCACGTTCGCGCTGGGTGCCACTACGGCCACGTTCGTGACAACAGGCGCGGCGGTAGCGCTGGTGGCCGGCGACTGGCTGACGGTGGTGGCCCCGGCGGTGACGGACGCCACGCTGGACGACATCGCAATCACGTTCAAGGCATAGACCCATGCTGACCTCACTCCGCAGCCCCTGGCACCCGCACCGCAAGACGCGGATGACGCTACCCTACGACGCCGACATCATCCGCCACTACATCCCCGTAGAGACGGCTGACGGTGACCTGGCCGAGAGCCGTGCGCTCGGCGTGGACGGCATCCTGGGTTCCGGCGTCGGCGCGGACGCGGCCGACCCGACGTGGACCGCGTGGCCCCGGGCGCTGACGTTCGGCGGGGACGACCGGGTGGAGATCGCCGACGCGCCCGTCAGCCTGGCGGCGCCGTTCACCGTGATGGCCGCGGTGAAGATCCACGACGGCTCGGACGTGTTCGATGCGCGCTCGCTGGCTGGGGTAACGAATCTTGCAGCCGAATATGGCGTGCAGGTGGACGTGGGCTGCAACCTTCGGTGGGCAGTGCCGGCCACGTTCCCACCGAACAACTGGACTATGTCGGCGTGGTTCATCCCCGATTGGGACTACGACGACGGGCACCAGCATTGCCTGCTCGACCTGTACCTTGGGGTGGGCTCCCGCGTCATGTTCACCAAGAACGCAGGTACGCAACTGACCTGCTACCTCGTGAACGGGGTGGACACCTACGCGGTGGCGCTGGTCGTGCCGTTCGTGGCTGGTACTCCGACCTTCTGGGGCGTGCGTTTCTGCGGTGGAGTGCTGACGGCCTACGCCGACACGAACGGCGATACGGTGCTGGAGACGGACGTGGAGATGATCCCGGACCCGCTGACCGCCGGCAGCTACTCGGCTCAGGTCGGGGCGCAGTACGGGTCCTCGGTCCATGTTGAGGGCGCGGTCAATCTCCTCATCACCGACAACGGCGGCTCCGCGAACCCAATCACCGACCGCTTCAACGCCGGGGCCGGAATGGCACTGGCCGGTGACGACGGCTGGATGGCGCGGCACGGCAAGAACCTCGTGCTGCACGTCGGGGGCAACGCGGCGGGCACGGCGATCCAGGCGGAGACGTACAGCGCGGCAACCGACATGCTGGCGGGCACGGCCACGGGGCGCGTGGACATCTCGTCGGGCAACTACCTGACGACGGCGGACCCAGGGGCAGGGGCCGATGGACTCACGGCAGCCTCCTGGGGCATCGCGTGGGAGTCGGACGAGGTGGCCGTGAGTCCAGTCATCGTCGGAAGATGGGATACTGCCGACAATCAGTTCTTGGTAGCACGGGTCACCGCGACCGGAATCCGCGTCTATGTGTCCGACGCCGGGAACGACGCGGCGAACTACGTCATATTTGCGGTGCCGCAGTCCGCCGGAGCGCGGTACAAGGGCATCGTTACCTACAACGCCGGCACGCTCGCACTTTACTACGCCACCTACGATTCCGTCACGGGGCGGTACGGTGCCGTGGCCACGGCCGCACCCACCGTCACGGGGGTCATTCCCGTGGCACTTCGAGGGTCGGCCCTTGGATATACGGTGGGGGCAGCAATTGGTTCTGTCACCTTCGACGGCAAGCTCGACGACATCCGCATCTGGAACGGCAAGGCTCTGACCGCCGCCGAGGCCGCAGCCGACCTCATCAACGAGCCCAACCCCGCGGGCCTCACCTACTGGTGGCCCTTCGACGGGAACGGAACGGAGATGATCGCGGGCCTCACGGCGACCTGGACCGGGACCCCTGCCTACGTGGACGACGGGCGCCACGGCAAAGGTGCCTTCGAGCGGTGGACGCGGAACGGTGCGCGGTACTTCGACGGCGTGAACGACACCGTTTCGTTCGGCGAGGTCAAGGCGCTCAATGGTGCCGTGGCCTTCGCCAAGGTGGTGTATTTCAAGACGAGCACGATGGCCCCAGCGGCGGCTCAGGTCATTGAGGCGCGTTGGGACGTGGCCGACGACTCGAAGAAGCAGTACCAGATCAGCATCGGAGCCACCGCAAAGCTGACGGTCACGCTGTGGGACGGGGCCGCTGCCGCCATAGCAGAATACGCAACGGCGCTGGCGAGCGATACGTGGTACATGGCGTGGGTCCTGTTCGACGGAGCGGGCGCGGCTGATGCGGATCGGCTGAAGGTCGGGCTGGCATCACTCGAAGAGGAAAGTGGACGGCTGATTACGCCCGCAGAGGTGACGCTGGCGTTCTCGGGTTCTGCCATCCCTGCCTACGTGTGGACGCCCGTGGGCGCGACGAACATGACGGCGGGCTCGAACAACGACGCGGCAGGCTACTTCAAGGGCCTGATCGACGACACGCGCCTGTGGGTGTCCAACGTCCCCACCATCGCGCAGCTCAACGCCTGCTTGCCCACCGATGAACGCGATTGGGGCACGCAGAGCGGAGCACCCTACCCCGACCACTGGTGGACGCTGTCGGAGTCGGCTGGCGGGGCGACGACCTACGACCGCCAGTACAACGACACCGACTGCCCGACGACGAAGATCATCAGGCCGACGTTCGCGAGGGCGGACACGGGCACGCAGATCTACGCGGACCAGGTAGTGCGCGCGGCGGCGAGCGGTGAGCTGCGGAACAAGCACTTCATGCGGGCCAACGACAGCGCGGACTACCTCGTGACGCTGTTGGAGCGGGCCTACACGAACAAGATGACGGCAGCGCTGGCGGATTGGACGCCGACCAATATCGTCATTACGAGCGTGGCTGAGGCTGATCCGGGCGGCGGCACGACGGCGGCCCTACTCACGGCTGACATCGGGAACGCCGTACACGAGATCAGCTTCGCCTCGGACACGGCCATTGGTCCGCTGTCGGGCGAGGTGTGGCTGAAGCCCGGGACGCACGACTACGCGGCGCTCTCCTACTACAACGCGACAGACGGAGTGGTCAACCGAGCGGCGATCAACCTGACGACCGGAGCGCTGCTGGCGTCTGAGGGGTTGGCCGGGTACACGCGCAAGATCGGCGTGGTGCGGGCCGACGATTGGATCAGGCTCCGGCTGTTCGGCTCCTCGCAGGTGACGGTGGACTCGCTGGTCTACGTGAACCTGTGCGACGCCACGGGCACGGCCTCCTGGGATGCCGCAGGCACGGAGACGATCTACGTGTGGCGGCCCACGCTGTACGAGGAGCTGGTCCCACCGGAGTCCGTGCTAGCCGCGAGCGAGGCCACGACGGCGGACAGCCTGACGACGCCGCTCAGCCTGACGACGCCACAGGAAGCGACGCACCTCTATGAGGGCGTGGTATGTGACCTGGCGAATCAGGGCACGGCCAGGACGTTCGCCAACCTCGGGAACGGGGACGGCGCGACGGCAGGCATCCGGCTCTACCACGAGGCCGCTGCGGCCCGTCTGGTGATCGCCTATCACAACGGCGTCTCTGAGGTAACGGGATACTGGACCGTCACCTTGGCGCTGGTTGACCAGATCGCGGTGCGCTTCCATCAGGCGGCGAGCGGCGCGATAGACTCTGTGGGCTTGAGTGTCAACGGGGCCGCCGAGGACACGACGCTTGACGGTGCGTTCGCGGCTACGCTCGCACTCCCGGTGGCTTGGAACGCAAACGTGGTCGCCTTCGCGGGCGCCAACGCCACGGCCAACTCTGGGTGCAGCTCGTGGAAGTCGGCGAGCGGCGCAGAGAAGTCCCTCGCCACGATGCGGGCCATGGCCCAGCCCGACATCGCGCACTACCACCCCGGCATGCAGCTCGCGGACGTGGACGGTACGGTGACGGGCGCGCTGCAATGGTACGACGGGCGCATCCCCGCAGACCTGACGCTGAGCGACGTGGAGCGGATCGGGCGCGGGCGCTACCTGGCGCGCAAGACGTTCTCGCGGGCGGGCGTGGCGAGGTACTACGACGGGGTGGACTACCTGACGCGCACGGCCCCGGCGGGGCACCTGCGGGACAACCACTCGTGGACGGCGAACGACGGGGTGACGTACCGGACGACGCTGCTCGGAAGGGCGTACATCAACCTCGTCACGAGTGACGATCTGGCGGCGTGGACCGAGGAGGGGACCTGCGGCGTCACCGCCGGGCAGGGCGACCCTCTCGGTGGTACGGGGGCCTACCTGCTGACGGGTTCGGTGCTGGGCGCGGATGCGAGATCTCGAATTATCGGCTTCACGGGTGACGCGACTAAGGCGCTGAGTTTCTACATCCGGGCAGGAACCGCTCCGGTGAGTGCACTCAGGCTCTATGACGCCAACACACCCGCGTGGCGGCACGACGTTACCGTGACGTGGACCGCCGGGGTGCCGGTGCTGTCCACAGCCGTCGGTGCAGGCGTACTGTTTTCTGTGCAGCCCGCCGGGCGTGGCTACTACCAGGTCGCGTTCAACGCCGCGGGCGTTCTGGGAGCCAACGCGAACTTTGTTTTCGTCTGTCCGGGCGTCGGGACGATGTACCTCTACCGGGCCAACGCCTTCAACGACGCCATCCCTCCGCAGGACATCCTCGACGCCAGCGAGGTGAGGGCAGCCGACTCGTTCGTGGACGCTTACTCCGCGCTCCCGCAGGCGGCGACGTACCTCGTGGAGGGGATCGTCGGCGATCTGCCGAACCAGGGCACTGCCCGGACGTTCTGGAACCTTGGAAACGGCGCGGGAGCAACGGCGGCCATTCGCCTCTACTATGAGGCCGCCGCCGCTCGGCTGGTGATCGCTTACCACAACGGCGTGAGTGAGGTCACGGGCTATTGGACGGTCGCGCTGGCACTGTCGGATCGGTACTCGGTGCGGTTCCACCAAGCCGCCAGTGGCGCCATCGACGCGGTGGGCCTGAGCGTCAACGGGACCGCCGAGGACACAACCCTTGACGGTGCATTCGGCGGAACGCTCGCCCTGCCGGTGGCATGGGCCTCGGCGCAGGTCGCCTACGCGGGCACCAACGCAACGGCCAACTCCGCCCATACCAAGTGCGTCTCCTCTTCCGGTGCCGAGAAGTCGCTCGCCACGATGCAGGCGCTCTTGGAGACCGACGCGAGCTGCCTCTACATGTACGTCCCGGGGCAGTACACCGACCGGGGCACGTACTCCATGTGGATGCAGAGCCTCACCGAGAGCAGCGCATACGCCAGCCCGGCGGCTGTGGGCACGACCGAGGGGCTGTGGCAGATGTTCCGCACCCGGCTGCGCGAGTTGTATGCGGCGGCGGCCGTCTACACGACTGCTGGCGGGAACTATATGCAGAGCCCCCTGCCTGGGGTTGCGCTCTCCATGAACGCTTATGGGGTGCGGGAGACGAGCAGCTCGAACCGCACGATGCGTCCGTGGTGCGTGAACCCCGGCTTCGGCTATTGGGACGACCTGACGTGGTATCAGATTCCGCTGGCCGCGCCGAGCGTAGCGAACCGGGGCGTGCCGACGCGGGTGATCTGGAGCGCCTCGGTGCCGGGTGCGATCGAGCCCTACATCTACCTGGCGCTGACCACGGACGAGAAGTTCAAGGCGGGAGTGCGGAACGACGCCGGGACGGTCTACTCAAGCGGCAACAATACCGCCCCAGGCATCGGCTACCGCTCGGTGGCGATCACGTGGGACATGACCACGCTCACGGTCTACGTGGACGGTGCGGCGGAGGGCACAACTGGCGCCCCCGCAGGCACGACGACGCTGACGGAGCAGACGCTGGGCGCGATCCGGCTGGCGATCACGGGCCACGGCCACGATGACGACATCGGCGACGTGATCGAGTGGGCTAGGGCGCTCGACCCGGCTGACGTGGTACTGGCCCACGCGCAACTGAAGCGGCTGTATCCGCTGCTGGTCTAAGGAGGAAACGTGAGACTCTACATCGTGGGACCGGCGGCGGTAGCGGCAGCCTACCAGGGGCAGACGCTCGTGGGCGTGCGGGTGGAGGTGCTGTACGAGGCCGAGGGCGTGAAGGACCGGCGCGGACTGCTCGGCCACGAGTTCACGGAGGAAGGCAGGGCCGAGACGGTGGCCTTGCTGACGGCTGCGGGCCACATTGGGCTCGTAACGTTCGAGGAGCGCATCCCGCAGGACTGGCGGTACGCGAAGCTCATCTGAGGAGGGCATCATGATCCTATACCATGTGAAGCTGAAGGGCCGGGTGCTCTTGATGGTCACCGACCTGACCACGGCCCAGAAGCTGACGGAGCTGCTCAACAACGGCACCCTCTACGGGGTGGAGGGCGACCCGGCAGCGTACGAGGCTGCTCGGGGGATCAGACTGCCCGTCGAGCCGGCGGTGGCCTCGATCTACGTGGAGCAGACGGGCCCTGGCTGCCCTGTGGGGCAGTTGGGAGAGGTTGGCGAGGTGGGCACCCCCGGGACCACGGGTGTGATGGGACCCGGACCCTGTGATCCAGGGGCAAGCGGCCCTGCGGGCTCGTTCAGTCAGTTGGGCGAGAAGGGTCCTTCGGGACCCAAGGCAGGTGAGGGATCGAGCGGGCATACGGGTGGTCGCACGACGCGGCGGCCCCACCTGAAGCCTCCTACCGAGTGACCCGACCATGCTGCGCGTCTTCAACCTGCCCATCCCGATCTTCGGAGTCTGAGCCATGGTGCCCGAACGGAGAAAGCCAATGACACCGCCAGATAGGGAGGTTCCGCCCGCCGTGGTCCAGGTGGTGGTGGAATGGCGTGCGCTCTTGCAGGAGATCCGCACATACTACTGCCTCGACCGTCGAGGGAAGGATGCTTCCAATGGGCGAGTCAGAGCGTGAACGGATCACCCGCCTGCACGCCGGAGACCTGGATCCCATCGCGGAACTGCTGCGAGAGGTAAGGGCAGAGGCGAAGACGACTCGGGAACTTCTGGAGGCCACCAAGAAGGGCGGCAGCGGTAACGGTAACGGCAAGCGCCTGTGGGGCGGCGCGATGAAGGTGCTGTGCACGCTGGTAGCTGCCGCGATCATCGGCGGCTTCGTCTGGACGCGCAGGATTGATGACAGGACATCGAGGCTGGAACAGATCATGCCATCGACCACAACCGTGAACACGATCATCGGCAATCAGCTCGTGATCTTGCAACGCCTCCAGGAGCTGGAGAGGTGGCGCTACACTGTGGAGAGTCGTCTACCATGAACCGCTGGCTCGCCTCCGTAGTGCTGTCGAGGTTCCTCAGATAAGGAGTTGCACCATGATCCAGATCACCGTCATCGCTGGCGCTGCTGTCATTGTGGGCGTGCTGGTGGAGCTGGTGAACGCGCACGTCCTTGAGGACAAGCGGGACCAGAGGCTTCTCCGCGTCGTAGCAATCGGCGTGTTCGTGATCCTTCTTTTGGCGACTCTCCTGTGAACAGATGGCTCGCCTCCCGGTGGTTGGTGCTGTCCATCTTGGCGATGGGGGCAGGCTTCTACTTGGCCGTGACGAAGGACTCCGTCGAGGCGATCAAGGTGTTCGGCGAAATCTGCATGGTCGCGTTGGGAGGCGGGCACCTGACCAACGCACTACGCGACAATCGGGGTGAAGCCCGCAACCCTGGGCTGGAGGACAACCCATGAAGCTATTCGTAGAACGGATGGGGCTCGGGCGGAAGAGCACGCTGGGCCGGGTGTACCTCAACGGCGAGCCGGTGTGCTGGACGCTGGAGGACGCCCGGCGCCACATGAAGGTGCCCGGGGAGACGTGCATCCCGGCGGGCACGTACATGGTGACGCTGCGCACCGAGGGCGGGTTCCACCAGCGCTACTCCAAGCGGTTCGGCGAGTGGCATCGCGGCATGCTCTGGATCCGCGACGTGCCGGGCTTCGAGTACATCCTGATCCACTGCGGAAACACGCGCATGGACACGGAGGGCTGCGTGCTGGTGGGCGAGACTCCGCAGATGAGCGGCGGGGAGGAGTTCACCGTCCAGCGCTCGGTGCCCGCCTACGAGCGGCTGTATCCGCTGGTCGTGTACGCGGCGGAGCGCAAGGAACTGAGCATCACCCTTTCTGACCGGGAGCCCGCATGACAACCGAGGCGAGGATCAGTCTGGCCGGGTTCTGGCTCTGGCCGTGGGCGCTGTGGCACCTGGCGTGGCTGGCCGGGATGTTCGTGGTGCCACCCGTCATGGGCGGGGCCTTCACGCTCACGTGGTACACATGGCTGTACGCCGCTTTCCTGCCGCTGGAGATCGCCGGGGTGATCGACCTGCGCGACGACAAGGACCCACGCCGGGCGAAGACACTGTCGCAATGGCGGCGGTACGTGGCCGAGCAGGCGAGGCCCGGCACGAAGGGCGTGCTATCGTGGAAGGGCCTGGCCGGTGGGTCGGGCATCTTCGATGGCGTGGTGGTAGGGCTGATCCTGCGCCACAACTTCGCGGACGTTTTCGGCCCCTCCCCAGCCCTGGCCCTCGGTGTGATCGCTGGGGCGACGGTGGCCGCGTGGCTGGTGCCGCACTTCGGCTGGAGCGAGAAGACATGGTGAAGGCAACGAGATGAAACGCGTCCCGGTACGTTTGCGGCCCGGTCAACTGGTCATCGTTGAGTGGATGGACGCGGCCGGGGACAGCATCGAGAAGGGCGCGCACCTCCCACCTGTACGGGTGCGTACGGTCGGCTGGGTCTGGGAGAGGACGGCCCGGGCGCTCACGATCCACTCCGAGATATTTCTTAGCGGACACGTCGAGGGTGACGCGCGGGATGGCACCACGATCATGGCTGCCATGCTACGCAAGGTGCGGGTCCTGTGTAAGGACGGTACCACCTAACAAGGGGGAACGCGACTATGTCGAAGCCTGGAGCAGGAAACACGGCGGAACCGCAGCCGGTGAAGTCTCTGGTAGATTTCATGCAAGACAGGCGGAGGGCGGAGTGCCCTGTGTGCCATCTGGCGGAAGACATCAGGGACCAGTTGCGGCGGGCCACGGATCGGAAGGTCAAGCGCGCTGATCAACTTGAGTGGTTGATCACGGTGGTGGGCGCGACCGTCACCAATGCGGACCTGGACGCGCATTACTCGGGGAGGCACTAGCCATGAACGGAGACGCGAAGTCACTGGACGCCTTCGTGGCGGAGCAGGGTGAAGCCAGATTTTCGGAGAACCAGGAGATCGCAAGAGACAACCGCACGCTGCGCGTCACGCTCCATGCCCGCGAGGAGGAGTTGACGGAGGTACGTCGGCGCCTGGGGGTATTCGAGGCGCTGGATGCCGCAGCCCTGTCTCCCCCGAAGTGGCTGGTTCCGCCCAAGCGCAAGCGTGGGGCCCACAAGGTCATCCCGAGCATGATCTTGACCGACGTGCATTGGGGCGAGCGCGTGCGGCCCGAGGAGATCGGCGGGGTCAACTGCTACGATACGAAGATCGCGGAGCAGCGCATCCACCGGGCGGGCGATGGCGCGATCAAGCTGGCGCGCGACTACCTGACCGGCGTGGAGTACGATGGCTTCAACCTCATGCTCGGCGGCGACTTGCTCGGCGGCGAAATCCACGACGAACTCCGGGAGACGAACACGGAGTATGTGACGGAGAGCGTGATAGGCGTGCTCGATCCGGTCATCGCACTGATCCGCCTGCTCGCCGACTACTTCGGGAAGATCCATGTCGGTGCGGTGGTGGGCAACCACGGGCGCACGACGAAGAAGCCGAGGGCCAAGGGCAAGGCGCGGGACAGCTTCGATGGCCTGGTCTACCAGCTGGTCGCCCGAGAACTACGGGACGATGCGCGCGTGACGATGCAGGTTGCCACGGGGGCGGACCTGCATTTCCCGGTCTACGGGACGCGGTACTGCCTGACGCACGGGGACCAGTTCCACGGGGGCTCTGGTATCTCAGGCTTCCTCACCCCGCTCATGCTGGGCTCGCACAGGAAGCGTGGTAGGGACACCGCGACCGCGCAGCCGTGGGACGTGCTGGTCATGGGACACTTCCACCAAAGCTACTTCCTGCACGGGCTGATCGTGGGCGGTAGCACAATCGGGTACAACGAGTTCGCCTACGCCTGCAACCTGCCCTTCGAAGAGCCGGTGGCATCGTTGTGGCTCAACAGTCCCGAGCACGGTATCAGTACGTATGCCCCGGTGTTCTTGCTCGACCGGAAGGCGGAGGGTTGGTAACCGCATGAAGATCACGGTCCCCTGGTGGGTGCTGGTGGCGTGCGCGGTGGGCGGGTTCCTGGCCGGCGCCTTCGTGGCAGACTCGCGCAACGCCAAGCAGCGCGGGCGGGCCGAGGAGGCCGAGCGTGTGGCGAACGATCTCCGCATAGCGGTACGATTGGACTCGGCGGTGATAGCCGAGATGCGGATGACCTACCTGGCCGAGCGGGTGGCCAGCATGGCGCAGACTGCGGCGCTGACTGCCACTGAGGGCCGGTTGGCAGCCGAGGCCCAAGCCCGACGCGCGGAGCGGGTGGTGCTGACGGCTCGGTCCGATTCCCTGGAACGGCTGCTCGCCGACACCGCCACGGTGGTGCCGCGCCAGACCTACGAGGCGGCCCGTGGAGCCCTGGCAGCGGCGATCCGGGAGGTAGGGGCGGCCACGGCCCTCCTCGCGCCCCTGAAGGCCGAGCGTGACTCGTGGCGGGGGTTGTGGGCCCAGGCCGACAGCGGATGGACGGCGAGCACGGCGCAGGTGGCCAGGCTGAACGAGGCCCTGGCCGCCCAGGTCCGGGCGACGGACGCATGGCGAAGGGCGGCGAAGCCCACACTGGGGATGAAGGTGCTGCGGGCCCTGCCGCCGGCGGCGATCGGCGGCGTGCTGTGCTACGCGTTCTGTCCCAGGCCGTAGGCAGGGGACTTTACGCGCCGGGGAGAAACCCTTAACGTATAGGTGCCAACCCTGGGCCACGGCTCAGAGTGCTTCTTAATCCGTCAGATTTAGAAGACTTTGGTGTAGGCCCCTGTATCATGTCCCGGCCCTGCCGGGGAGGCCCCTGACGGAGCCTGGAGCGCATGGTTCGGGGGCCTTCGCTTTGCCCATGACCCGAGTTCTGACACCGTTATCGGGGGAACCCCGCCCAGGGGACCGCATCCAACGGGATGACGTAAGGAACGGCGCCTCACCAAATCCACGCAACGCTGCCGAGCGACGTGGTCCGTCGTTGACGCCGGTTTTTCCTTTACAGGGGGCCGCCGTAGAGCCTCCCAGCCGACCGGGAGGTCATGCTTAGGCGGGCTTGTCCATGCCCGGGAGCTGGCAGCGACCAGTGGCGGCCGGGACGACGCCTCCTTCTCGGCAATCTACAGTCAGCGGCGTTGTTGGTCCATCACGACGGTTAAACGGTATCCGCATGCCCAGAAGAAGGAAAAGAAAAACGTGGCGCGCGAACGACTTTCGCGATGATCCTTTACATTCGAGCAGGCGCAACGTATCATGAAGGCTCATGCAGGAAACGCCGCACCAAGGGGCAACGATGAACGCGAGAAGTTCAACCCGATTCGCCAGGCCAGCGGGCGCCGATTATCGGCAGCCGACGACCGACGCATCGTGCGTCATCACACCGATGCGGTGGCCCCGCAACCCGAACGCCGGGCGGCATGAAGCGCGAGCCGAGCGACTGACGGGTAAGCGGGGCGACCGAGGGGGCGGGATCTGAGAGGACCCGCACCAGGAAGCGCGAACGAAGCGCCCCGCCCCCGGAAGCAGCAGGAGGCGGGGCGCTTGACGTTTGAGGGAACAGCTGATTGACAGCTCAGGTCTTGAGGGAAGAAGGGACCGGCCGTAGGCAAGGGGTGAGACCTCTACTGCCGGCCCCGCAACGCGATCATCGTCTAACCAGGCAGGACGCCACCCTCTCACGGTGGGGATGCCGGTTCGAATCCGGCTGGTCGTATGAGGTTGTGGCCCCCATCGTCTACCGGTCAGGACGGCGGCCCTTCAAGCCGCAGGACGAGGGTTCAACTCCCCGTGGGGGCGTACGTGGATCTGGCCGACGTGGTCAAGGCACCGGCCTGAAGCACCGGAGATCCCGGTTCGATCCCGGGGGTCCACACTTGGGTCCGTAGCTCACGTTGGTAGAGCGCCCGCCTCCAGAGCGGGAGGTCGAGGGTTCGATTCCTTCCGGTCCCGCTTGCCCCGATAGCTCAGCGGACAGAGTGCTGGCCTCCGAAGCCAGAAGTCGCGCGTTCGAGTCGCGCTCGGGGCACTTCCAACTGGACGTGGCGCAGCCCGGTAGCGCACCGCCTTGGGGTGGCGGGACCGTGGGTTTAAATCCAGGCGTGCGGGTGGTACATTTGATTCATATGAAGACCTGTGTCGCCTGTGGGCAAACTAAGCCGCTCAACGAATTCCGCAGTCAGTTAAAGCGTGGGCGGACGCAAATCGTAGGCCGATGCCGTGACTGTGATCGCGAGTATCACCGTAAGTGGGACCGCGAACACATAAAGCAAAGGCGGCAAGGTCATCGTGAAACATCGGCGCGGATCAAGGTTCGTAACCGGACGGCCATATACGATTACCTTGCGTCGCACCCATGCGTAGACTGTGGCGAATCGGACCCAGTAGTCCTGGAATTTGATCACAAGCCGGATGCCGGGAAGGCCGCGAACGTCTCTGATATGACAAGCCGTCGGCTCAGCCTTGCGGCAGTATTTCGAGAAGTGAGTAAGTGCGAAGTCCGTTGCGCCAACTGCCATCGGCGCAAGACTGCGATGGAACAAGGCTGGTGCGCGCCAGACTCGCGGTACATCGGGTGAGTGACCCGCTATTGGCGGACGCGCTAGGCGGGCTCGCTGGGAGGGGTAGCCGAGGACGCGCTCGCGCGTCTGGAGCCAGGTGCCGGGAAGGACGGAGACCGGCCCCCGGTGGACCGCCGTGCTCCGATAGCTCAGTCATGGCAGAGCACCTGCATGGTAAGCAGGAGGCCGCCGGTTCGAAGCCGGCTCGGAGCCCCACGGGGGGCAAGTGGACTGGGATCCCGGCTCGGCTGTAAACCGAGCGCTCCGGCTTGCCAGGTTCGATTCCTGGGTCCCCCATCGTTGGATCGGTAGCTCAGCGGCAGAGCGGCAGATTGTTAATCTGTTGTGCGCGGGTCCGAGTCCCGCCCGATCCGTACCGTGCACGAGTAGCTCAATCGGTAGAGCGTCGGCCCTCCAAGCCGAATGTTGCGGGTTCGATGCCCGTCTCGTGCTTGCGCCTCCCGGCCGGCGCACAAATAGACCGGGGACATTGGGACCAGAAGAGGCTGGGTCATCGTTCGCCCCGTCACGGCGAAAAGGCCGGTTCGATTCCGGTTGGTCCCGTCGATCCTGTTCTGAACTGCCGGGTGAAGGTGGGGGTGGTGCCCTGCCCTGACCGGCCTCAATGGCGGAAA